ACCTTAACCAGTTTGAGGTGATTATTACTCCACCACCATTGGTATCGGGTAAAATCGGATTTGGAAATAATTTAATGCTTGAGCACGTGCTTAAAGTATCAACTCTACCTGAATTTTCAGGTTCAGGTTCAGCAGTAGTTACTCAAAACTATAAATTCTCGCAAAGAACTTATGCTCCAGCTAAACCGGCTCAAACATATCATCAGTTTACAATTGAATTTGAGGTTAACTTAAATAATAATAATGATATGTATATCTACAATGCTCTAAGATCATGGGGAGATTTAATATACGATCCATTAACTGGTCGTCAAGGTCTAAAAGCTGATTACGCAGATGCAAGCATTCAAGTAACAATGTTTAATAGAGCTGGTGTAATTTATAGAGATTTTGTATTTGGCCCAGTATTTCTTGGTCCAACCAAAATGACTGAAACTGTTCTTGACTATACAGCAGATAATTCAATTTATAAGTTAACTGCACAATTTACAGCAGATACTTATAAAGAAACCCGAATTGGTCAATAAAATAACTGTTACTATATAATGGACATATTTAATGTAAAACGCCGAGACAATCCTTCAATGGATAATTATATGGACCTAAAGAAACCAGGTTTCGGTGGTCCAAATTCAAAGGAAGACTTTGATAAATCAAAAAGAAAATCACTTGAAGGATACCAACGAGTAGTTGACAGAAATGCCGATTTCGAAGGTGGAAATTTCAATCATAATTATGACCCAACGTGGAAAGCAGTAACCCGTGATTTAATTTCAAGAACTGCAAAGAAAAAACCATTTAATCCAATGTACGCAAAACAAACAATTGCAACAGTTAATGCTGTTGAAGAAGGTACTATCAAACGCTTTGAACAATTCGTTAATGAAAACGAAGGTTTTAATATGTTTGCTGAAGCTGAAGAAGAAACTCCAGAAATGGAAGAAACAACTCCAGAAATGGAAGAAGAAGTTGAAGTAGATCAAGAACAAGTAGAAATGCTAATGGCAGATTTCGGAGATGATCTTGAAGAAATGATTGATGAAATCGCTGAAAAAATGGAACTTGAAAAAGAAGAAGTTTGCGATATTCTATGTGCAGCTATTAAAAAGATGTGCGCTCCTGCTGAAGAAGAGGAAGAAGAAGAAGAAGAAAATCCAGAAGGTGAAGAACCTACTGAAGAAGAAAACGAAGCATAATTAATGAGATTAATTAAATTATTTGAACAATGGGTTTCTGAAGAAGAAAAGGCTGTAGATTCTCCTAAAGTTGAGGATACGGCTAAACCCAGCAATTCATATAATCTTAAAGTATCATCAACTGACGCTGGAGATTTTGAAGTTACCGCAAATGCCGATTCAGAATTTACAACAGATTCAGCAAAATCGTTTAATGTAATTAGTTCAACTAATTCAAATATTAAATCGGGAGCAACTATTATGGTTTCTCCAAAGGCTGATAAAGCTGGAGATTTTGATATTATTGCAGTAAATGACAAAACTAAACCAGAAGAGTCATTAATTTATTCAGGAACAGTAGAAACAACTAAATCCTAAGTTTTAAAAGTATATTAAATTAGAAAGGGGATTTATTGCCCCTTTTTTATTGTGTCTACTCCAGCAAGGTCCCCAATCTCTAATTCTGAATCAATTAGATGTGGAACAAAGTCGATTGTTGTGTATGCAGTATTTAAGAACTTAACTGTATTGTTAATGTTACTTGCACTTAGTCCAGCATTAACATAAATTATTCGATTATATTTTCGATTTCTTACGTTAATAGCCTTATCTATTAATTTCTTAATTTCGTAATTAATTAAGAATGACTGTATTTTGTTAGGAACTAGAATGTCCTGATCAAATTTTTCTTTAATGATTTTATTTACGTTTAGTAAGTAATCACATTTTTGTTTTTTAATAAAAATTTGAATGAATTGTTTTTGATCCTTTACGAAAATTATTTCGAGAGTACGATCTACTGAATCTATCATATTGAATCATGGTCGATTTTTTTAACCTCAATTCCAGCACGACGTAAAAAATCTAAGCCATTTATATCTCGATATTCTTCAAGATATACAACTCGTTTAATACCTGATTGTAGAATTAATTTGCTACAGTCAGTACATGGGGAATAGGTAATATATAAGGTTGCACCATCACTACTTTGGGTAGATTTAGCGACTTTTGCTAATGCATTGGATTCGGCATGTAAAACATACCATTTAGTTTTATATTCTTTAAAAGAACCATCTTCATTATTAATAGCTTCTTCACATTCATTTTCAAAACCAGAAGGAGTTCCATTAAACCCATCTGATATGATTGTATTATTTTTTACAATTAATGCACCAACTTTTTTTCTAGTTGCATGAGATAGCTCTGCCCAAACTTGGGCCATTTTAATGTAGGCTATATCTATTTTATGTTGCTTTTGATACATTCTTATTTAGATTGAAAAGTTTTATCATATATCCATTTAAAAATATCTTCTCCATCTTGGAATAGGATAATATCATTGGACTCTGAGGTGATTGCATTAAATAAGGTTTTAAAATCAGAGGTTTGACTGCCATCTATTTCAATTAAGTCTGATACGATTGGCGGTAGTGTTATTGAGGTAAATGGTTCAGCTAGCATTCTTGAAGCAAGGTCATAGTGTCTATCATAGACGTGATATGAATTTGCAACATGAGTATAGGTCCCTAATTCAAGATCTGGATAAAAATGCTTTAGATGAGATAAGATTTGCATTTGTAATGAACAAAAGAAGGCTACGTCGGTTGCAGTACCCCAGATTGCATCATTACTTCTCATAAATACACTCATATAAAGTTTATTTTGTCTGATATGTAAATTTGCATACATTGTACAAACAAAATCTTTATTTGAAGAATATTGGTGTTTTGGTTTATTAAAGTGTAGTACGGCCTGTCTGGTATTCTGATCAGTTGCTAAGCTTTGAATTGCCCATTGGTATTGACTAATTGCGTGCTCATTTTTTTCAGTAAATATTAGGTTTCCATATGCTGAATTGACAGTTCCATCGATATTTTGAATTTCTTCCCAGAACTTTGCCCATTTTGAAATAAATGCTGAATCATTACGGCCTGCATAATACCATAAAAACTCAGCCGCAATATATTTCTGCTGAGAACCTCTAACTGAATTTTCGTAAAGACACTGAGTTGGGTCTTCAATAACTAGAGCAACATCTAGTAATTCTTTACTAGTCGTGCCTCGTGCATTATTAACAAGTCCATAAGTTAATAAAAACTTAATAGAATCACGATATGCATCAGCAAATGTTAAACCTTTAAATATTATCATATTGTTTGTTAATTTTAATCAAACTCACCGTTAGATCTTATTAATATACTATGAAAATGAAAAAGGGTTAACTTAGTTAAGCCCTTTTGCCATTAGCAGTATGAGTCCAGCAAACCATATGAGTATTATTGTAATAACTGCAATGTCTTTGAATTTAGATTTTTTAGATTTTTTCATGGGTTTATGTATTAAATGATGGTTAGGTCTGAGAAATGATCAGTATTTTCAACTTGGATTTTAGTATCAAAGTATTCTTCTGGCAATGGGTCATGTGAAATTACAAATACTGTCATATTATATTTCTTTGAAAACGTTTTAAGTAGATCAACTACTCTAAATATTGAGTCAACGTCTAATGACGAAAATACTTCGTCTAAGAAAAGAAGATTTACTTTATTATGCTTTAGTTTAATTAGTTCAAGAATACATAAAAGTACAATTAAATTCATTTTCTTTTGTTCTCCAGAAGATAATGAGTCTGGCGAAACTTGCATACCTAAATGAGTAATGATTGGATTAAATTCTAAATCAAACTCAAATGCAAATTTGAATTCAAGCACCTTTGCTGTTTTTAAGATCTTTTTATTTAATAATGGAATAATTTGACTCATTAGCATACGCTTCATACCATTATCAGATAGGATCATTTCCATTTCTTGCGAAACTTTTAATTTTTCAGTTTGAATAGCTAGACTATTACCAGCTGTACCGATTTCAGTTTCAATATTTTTTATTACTTCAACTAGATGTTTATCTGACGTCTGTTTACCTTGTTGAGATAATTGTTGGATTTCTCTTTTTACTGTAGAGACTTGAGCGTCAATTTTATAAAATCTATCCTTTGCTTTATTTTGGTTTGACTCTATTGACGATAAGTCAAATTCATTACTCTTAATTGTTTGAGAAATATCAGGAATAGAGGACTCTTGCGATTCTTTTAATTTTAATAATTTGTCCTTGATTTGACTATGAATTTCATCAGTTAAATCAGATAAACAATGAGGACATTTATTTTTATTGTAAAGATCAAGCTTCTTTTGTATTTCTGAAATATTTGCTCTAATTGTAGTTAATTCATCACGTGATGTTCTAACCATTGTTTGTATTTTTGAAAGCTCTGTTGTAAAACTACCTGCTTCAATTCTAGCAGACTCTTTTAAATCAACTAATTTTTTTAATTCAATATTAAGCTCTTCAATTCTAGCAGTATTAGTTGCTTGAATTTCATTTTTTAAATTTTCAAGTTGATTAACTGATGATTCTAATAATCTTTGGTTACTTGCAATTGACGATTCAAGTGGAGTAATTTCGCCTTTAACGCGTTTAGTATCTTCTTTAGATATTTTAGACATGTCATTAACAATATCTAGTCCAAAAATCTTATCAATAATTTGACGTTTATCTGCTGGGCTTAATTTAACAAAACTTTTAAAGTCATTTACTGATAAGCTGATTGTGTTTGAGAATACATTAAATGGTAATTTAGTTAATTCCTCTTCAATAAAATCGTCTACTCTTCGTTTATCTGGCAAATTATATTCAGCTCCATCAATTGAAAGCTTTGAGAAATTGGGTTCAAGACCACGCTCTATATCAATAAGTCTACCATTCCCTGTTGTAAATTTAATTTGGGTATAAGCATTCTTATTAATTCGGTTTGGGATTTCTTTAGTTTTACGAATTGCTGATTTTCCATAAATTGCAACAGTCAATGCATCAGAAATTGATGATTTACCACTGCCGTTTTTACCCTGAACCAAAATTAATCTAGGCTCATCAGTAAATTTAAAAGTCTGTAATTTATTGCCGTATGAGCAAATATTTCTAAAGGAAAATTCGTGTATCTTCATTAATTTAAAAAATAGGTAAGTTCTTGATCTGGGTCAATATCTTGTACTGTATAGAATTTATATAGTTTTTTCTCAGAATCATAATCCCAATTGATATTAGGAGACGTGGATTTTCTGTAAATTGAGCCAAAGCCTAATAGGATTGCATGAGAATCGATATGCAACATTTTATTTGGATTGATTACATCATATACAATTGCTTTAAATTGCTCTGCTGAAATAAGACCGCGATCTAGCCTCTCCTGTAAATTAAGATCTGCCAGTTTTTCAGCAATCTCGCGCTCTTTATTAAGACCGTCTGGATTAACAAACAGCCGGTTATCTAATACTTGATCGTGGTTTTTAAGTAAAAGTTGAGTTTTTTGGCTTATTGGAATCCATGCACAAAACTCAATGGTTGAATTTCTATAAATTTGAGCACTACTAAATACGCCAAATTCTTTAGAATTTATAGGCTTTACATATAAACTAGATAGGATGCTTGGGTTACTCATCGGCTGATTGTTGTTTTACTAAATTATGAATTTCTATAAATTTTTGAGCTAATTCAGTTTTAAAAGTTTGTGAATAGTCTTTTGTCTTTATGTAGCTTTTAAATATATCAATAACATTAAATTGATCTTCTGGATTAAAGTCAGTTGAGGTAGACTCATCTGTTACCTGATCGACATATGTAAAAAATTCAACTTTTCTATGAGTTGATTTTGAAATAAGTTCCAAAAATCTAGTTACTGAGAATTTATTAACAAAATTTACACTAATCATAATATCAACAAATGAATTATTTAATTTTTCAATTACGTCATTTGCTGGCATTTCCAATAGTTCAAATATATCAAATTTCTTATAGACTGGAGATTGAGTATTTTCAATAAATTTCTCAGTTAATTTTTGAGAAGACACATCTAATTGATAAAAACCTTTAGTATTATCACGATCTCCTCTATCCATTTGGTATGGTGTTCCAGTATAGAGAACATTTTTAAATTCTTGACGATGATGAATATGGCCAGCATAAACACGTTTATAAGAAGATAACATATCTACTTCAATTCCATGTTCAACCTTTGTCCATTTATTAAAGCTAAGACCCTTAATGTCTGCATGACAAATAATATATTCACATAAATCTTTGTGGTCAGTTATTATTTGGTTTAAACGATTAGTGTCTTCAACCCAAGGTAACATTAAAAAGTTATGGGAACCGTTAATTGTAATAATTTCAGGATTTTCAAATACATGAATATTATCAGCAATATGTGAAATTGCTTTTAAAGAGTGAACAACGTTTCTATCTTTATAATAGACGTCATGGTTTCCAATAATGATATAGATACCTCTTTTAAATTTCTCAGAAAGCTTTTTAAAAATAGTTAAGGCTTCATCGTGTACTCGAACATTAATTGATTCACGCGAATGAAATACGTCGCCTTCTAAAAATAACACATCTCGGTCTTCATCAAAATCTTCATCTACTTTATTAATTAAAAAGTCCAATAGAAAATCCTTTTGTATTTGAATCCATTCTATTGAATTATTTTTTATTCCTAAATGTAAATCACCAACTAGTGTTATTTTTCGAATATTTGTAAGCTTCATTTTAAAATATTTTATAGTTCTTACCCATGCTATCTAAAAATCCGTATTTACTATTTAATTCAACTAACAAAAGTTCCTTATTTTCATAAGTTAACATATCGAATATTTTTTTATATTCCATATTAAGAGTTGAAGAAATTGATTCAAGTACTTGGATTGGGCTAATGAATACGGTTGTATTTGTTCCAGTACTCAACCCATTTAAAATTATACCAAATATTTGGTTAATTTGTACTTTTGTAAATTTCTGCTTTTCAGGCTCATCGCCTAGGATCTCCTGCAGTTCAGAGCAACCTTTGATAAAGTTATATATGTCTCTTTGTACAATAGTATAGTCTACGTGATCAGAATATCGGTCTGGGTCAGACATTGAATGCGCAGCTGAACCACTTTCTAACTTAATAGCTGAACCTGAAGTTGGCGAATTATTATCGTCTTCATCATTATGTTCGTATCCTAAATTATAAGTATTTCCAAAAATCTTATCATTTCTTTTTAGGTCAGAATAGGCAAGTTTACGGCGTTCTAATTCGTCTTCGTCATAGTCTCCTTCAATTAATCCATCCTCTTCAATAATGTCGTCTTCGTTGTCAAATTCTAAGGTATCGTCTTGTTCAACGGTTAAATCATTATCTAGATCTGAAAAATCGTCTGGGTGTTTTCTTGGTGCCATTTGTGTATTTGTATTTTTATATCGAATTTAGCAGATCATCATAATCCGCAGAAGTTCGATGGGCTTGGACTGGTACTGGCATGGCTAGTGCAACATCCATTGGTATTAAATTTTGAGGTAAAGTTGTAGTATTCGTATGAGCAGTTTGATATTGAGTTCTCATTTGATTTTCAAGAGACTGAGTATCATCGTCATCTGAATAAAATTCGCTAGCTGGATCGTATTCTTCAGTTAGTTTAGCAAACTCATAACTCATTCTATACATTTTAAAACTTTCAGTATAGCCACCATCTCTATTTGCAATTAACTTAATTTTCATACGCTTTTCCATAGGTCCACGAATTAATCCAAATAGAGAATCTACTGTGTGTACTAGACCAAATGATTCAGCAATATCTGACATACTTAAGTCCTGATCATCAACTGCATCTCGTTTAATTTGCGTTGCTGTAATAATACACCATTCATTTCGGATTGCAACTGCTCTAAGTTCTTCAGAAATAACCTTGATCTTTTCATAAGTATTGCCTTGCTCACGAAGAGGTCTCATTAAGTTAATATAGTCAACTACAATTACGGTAAATTTAATTCCAGAATTTTGTTGAACTTTTAAAAAGTAATTTTCTACATCAATTGCTGAGGCAGTTCCAGTAGGAAATTCCTTAACGATTAATTGGCCAAGCTGAGGCATATCTAACTTAAGCTTTTGTATTTTACTAGTAACTTCAGACACTTGATTATTATCTAGCATTGAATCATAGTCCTTAAACGGAATGCTTAATATGCTTGAACCAAGCCTCTTCATGTATTTACGATCAGACAATTCAAGCGTTCCAATTCCTACATGACAACCTGCCATAAATGCTCTGGCTGCAATATTTGAAAGAACCATTGATTTACCTACTTTAGGCCTTCCTTGAAAAACTACTAACGTTTTTGGATTCCAACCGCCGCCTAAGGTTTTATCAAAGAATGGGAAGCCTGTTGGATTTCCAATTTTTGAAAGTTGAACGTGATCAATTGAGGTAAAAAAGTTTAGGCCGGATTCAGCGCTAGTAAATGAAACGTTTAATTTGCTATTAAATTTTTCTCTAACATCATTTGTAATTAATTCAACATTCTCCGGATTAATATCGGTTGTCTTTAAATACGACAATACATCAATTACTGATGCATTTAAGTTTTTATAGAAAATAAAAGCTTTTGTGTATTTAAAAAGAAACTCATAATTATAACTAGATAAGTCTACTTCAAATAGTGAATTAAATTTTTGTTCTGAAATATCTAGATTTGAAAGATTTGCAATTTGGCGTAATTCATTTCGAGTTGGAATTTTAGAATATTCAATGAACCATTTTTTAGCTTCACGATATAGTCTTTGTAGGGTATCATCGTTAAAGTAATGAGCTTTAATTAATGGAATAACTTCTCGCTTGTCTAATGAGTCAAAGTTCTTAGGTTTAATGATTACATCATTATCGTCTTCGGTTAGAACAAAGTTAAAAATTATTTTTTCGAGAAGCTCAATGTTCTCTTTGAAATCTATCATCATATTTTTTTAATTCGAAATTATATAAAATTTTAAAAATTCAGATTGGTCAATTATTATAAATTCACCTTTCTTAATTAGGATATTGTCTTCTATTAAGTCTTTCATTAATAGTTTTAGTTTTTCTAAAAATTCAGCAGTTAGTTTATCTCCAAATACATATTTTAGAGTCTTTGTTGAAAACTTAATATCTTCTAGGTCAAATTCTTTAGATTTGACTTGAGTAACTTTGACAATGTATGACAGGATATCGAATACAAAGTCTTGCCTAGTTGGATAGCTAGGCAAGGCTGTATGCGACTCTAGTAAGTATTTAAGAGGAATATTTGGCTGTAATTTAAAGGTCATTATCAGAATCAGTTAAATCTTCTAATTCGTCTATTTCCATTTCGTCTATTCCATCTTGTGTTTCAGGGAATTTAAACGTAGGCTTAATTGTAGTTTCGTCTAACTGCGTTAATACTTCATGAGTAAATAACCTAGCTGAGAAAAATTCTTTAACTGGAACAGCATCACCATTATGCTTAATGATATAGGTTTTTCCAAGTTTTTTTGGTAGAAAATAGAAAGTCTCTCCAGCTACTTCAAATTTTGAACATAATTCAGATTCGTCTGGTTTTAGTTTAGAGAATTCCTTTTCAGTTAACTTATTACCTCTACCTACTCCACATGATTCCCAATTAACATATTGTTCAAGGCCTACAAATTGATTCATACCTTTATGGAATGAAATATGGAATTCAATATCAATAGGTCGAGCTAAACGATTCTTTTTAGTTTTAGAACGAACAATAATTCCAGTAGTGGTTTTAGCTTCATCACGAAGAGTTCCTTTACTCAACATTAAGATAATTGATGCAGAGAATTCTGGACCTCCACCGCCTGACATACCCTTTGGCGTATATTGATCCATTGAGGCATATGTGTGGTTTGTAAAAATAAATGGAACTTTATAATTTGAAAGATCCAAAGTTAATGATTTGAATAGTGACCTCATTTCTTTTGCACGAAGTCCCATATCTGCAGCGTTTTTACCTGCATCCATATCACGTTGACTTTTATCAGTATCAAGCATGCCTACTGAATCTACAAATAGTGCAATCTTAAGTCCTGGATTCTCCTTAATTGTTTCAATTAAGTCATGCACATAAAATTTAACTTCGCTAATAAGACCCATACGTAAATATTTTAATTTACTTAAGTCTACTCCAAATTTAACATAGTCACTTGAATCAATTGCACCTTCAGTGTCAATATAAATTACCATGTAATCCATTTTTTGTAATTCACGAACTGCATTTAAACATAGGAATGTTTTACCTGAACCTGAATCTCCAGCAATTCCAATACTTCGAGTATTAGGATAACCTCCAAATAAGGATCCTGACATTTGTGCATTTAATAAGTAATTTCCAGTTGGAATGTACTCTTCAATATCAGAGAAGCCTCTGATTTCAATTTTTGATTTGACTTTTTTCTCGAGCAAGTCGTTAAACTTGGCGAATGCGTCCATTGTTGATTTTGCCATGTGTATAAAATTAATATTTTAGTATCTTTTACAAAGGATACTAAAATGGGTTTAGTTAAAATATGAAACTAACAAAAATGCTCCAGATAAGACGGTTGCGTCTGAATAATCTCCATTTACAATTTGGTGAAAACCTACCTTTGTAATAGTAGAGTTTTCTTTTGTAAAATGATCCTTTGAGAGGTTTCGAGTAAACAAAATATTTGGAAGGTTAGTTAGGTCAATTCCATAACAGTGCATACTTAAAGTCATTGGAACATTCATTGAAATATCTCCAAGATAAAATATACTATTTTCGGTGAGACCTGTATCGTCAAGGTTAAGTCCAGCCTCTTCAAGTAGTGCTCTACATACTGAATCGTATGGAGTCTTATCTAAATCTGGATTAACTACATCAATTATAAGAGTGCTAGCATTCTGTTTATTCATTAGATTAGGCGAGTCTAAAAGAAAAATAGACTTGAGCCCATCATTTGAATTACGTTCAAATGGTATTAAACAAATATAGTCTAGCTCGCACGATAGGTAATGAGTTGAGTGTTGATCTTTGGTTAAAGCCAATATGTTAAAGTTTCCTATTTTGCTAGGAGTTTCATTAGATATTTGATTATGCATTAGCTGTAGATTTTTTAGTAGGTGTTGTACTCAACATTTTCTTCATAGTCTTTTTAATTGAGTCCGCCGTTACATTGTTATTTATATAGTCAGACAATTTTGTCAAAAACTCTTCTTTATTCTTAGAGTTTGAATACATCATCTTTAATAAATTTTTACTAGGTAATTTAATTTTAACTGAAAGAGCTAAATCGGTGTCTTCTAGTGAAAACATACCAAATAAGTCACCTGGATCAGTAGAGACCTTAAGTTGAGCCGGTTGAGATGGAGGTGGAGCTATTGGTTTTGGTGCAATAATTTCAGCCCTAAATTCGGCTGGAATTTCTTCAGTTACTTTAAAATCTTCATTTAATGAAGGAATGTAATTGATTGACTGAATTTCAGCCATTGACATTGGCTGTTGATCTTCAGTGATCATCATTAGGTCAGAAGAAACTCGGTCAGTATCAAGTTGAGTACCGTCTGATAGTATTGCCATGAATCTGCCATTTCTAGCCGGCAAAACATCTCTAACTTGGACTACTTTTCCTAGTTTAGTTTTATCATTGGTTTTTATCCATTGAAAGTCGTTTGATTGGAAGCTGCTTTTTATTGCAACTAAGGTATCAATATCGTAGTTATTCATAATTAGGTTTTTTATTTTTTTAAGCCACTTTTTCACTTGACAATTGTTCTTCTAATTTTTTCATTTGATTCTTTGTGTCTACTCGACCATTATACAGTTTAGTAAGAATTGTTCGAGCAGCTGAATCCATTTTATTTGTGAAGACTGTATCGTTTTTTGTTAATATTTGGTCAGGTTGTAGTTCAACACCAGGTTTAATTTTTCCCAAATACGCATCTGGCGAAATATTAAATTGAATTTGAATGTTTGGATACATTGAGGCAAAGTCAAAACACGAAACATATTTGTAATATCCAGGCTCAGGCTTTGCAACATACGCTCCATCATACGTTGCATCTTCTTCTAAGTCTCTTCGATCATTTGCCATATAACGGCCTCTATCTAAAAACTCACGACACATTAATGATTCAGTAATGAATACTGCTGAGAATACTTTTGAAACATCGACCTTTGCAAATTTTGAAATTGCAAATGCAACATCAAGTAGTCCAAGCTTATCTTCAATTAGTTTAATAAGAATTGTATCAATAATATTATACTTGATAAAGTTTTCAATATCTTGTTGAGCTTCCATCATGGTTGCATATTCACTATGGAGTTTAGTTGTTCCTAATACTAGGTTAGCAATATAATCTAATTTATAATTCTCAACAACTTTATAGGGTTTAGTATTCATAAATACTTCCATGTAATCTAAAAGACCTAAATGAATTGGCATTTTTGATTTACCAATTAAGGTTTTAGACGGCATAGTTTGCATTGGATCAATATCCAATTTTTTACAACGATTAATTAGATAAATCCAGTCAAATCCAATAACATTCCAACCAGTTAAGAATGGAATTTTTGGAAGAACTTTATGGAAAAACGTTTTCATTAACTCTTCTTCAGTTTCAAAGAAAAGATATTTAAGGGTAAATGTTTGACCGTGTGCTTTAAAGTAGTCATTCACTTCATCTTGCATTTGTAAAATTGGAGACTCTTCCAATTTCTTCATGGTTGACATTACAAAACAAACATTGTCCTCATTAACAAAAGTAATTAAATTAACTGGCATTGCGGCTTTTGCCGGATCAGGAAACTCTTGTGAAGTTAACTGAATCTCAATATCTAAATAATATTTTTTTGGACTGTCATCTGAATAGATTGAAGCAAGTTCAGTTTCATCTAACCTAGTTTGGGTTAATTCCTCAAGCCTAAATTTACTTAACCATTTACCTTGAACTTTTTTTAGGAACTTTCCATCCCAGTTTCTGTGTTCAGTTGGGGTTGGGGTTAAGTTCCAATTATAAAGATCGTGTGGAAGTATAGGCTTTTTCATAAAGCCGATTGTACCATCTGGTTTATAATAAGAAATGACTAGAGTCGAGTCTTCTGTGTGAAATTCTGTGCTTACAATCATATTAATTAATATACCAAAGATTAATGAGTTCCAGTTGAACCAAATCCGCCTTCTCCACGTTCAGTTGTCTCAGAATAAAGCTGGTCAAATAAAACTTCCTCAATTATATCATAAAATACCGGAACAAGTACAAACTGGATCAATTTTTGACCTGGAGTTATGAGTTGGTCAGTAGTTCCAACATTAATCACATGGATATGAATTTCTCCTTGATAATCTTCATCGCAGACTTCAGCACCTTTAATTAATAACTGCTTAGTTGCAACTCCTGACTTGTTAAAGGCAGTTAACATATACCCAGTAGGAATATCTGCTTTAATACCAGTTGGAATTAGTGCAGAGTTTCCAGGAAGTAATATTAATTCTGGATAATCATTTGGAACAAAAAAATCTATACCTGCAGATTTAGGGGTTCCTCTGGTTGGGATCTTAACGTCCCGAATTCTTGAAATTTTCATTAAATGTATGTTTTATATAGTATTACTTGTTCTTTTACCCCCAAAGTGAAAAAAGTTTAACTTTGGATACAATATTGCTGATAAATAACTTTATCAACTCGTAGACCGTTTTTAAATTTATGAATTTGGGACGAATGCGATAAATAAATAACTTCAAAATAATACGCAAAAGCGATGGCAGAAAAATTAAATCTGAACAGATACAAGTCAAGCGGTGTCTACACAGTAGAAATTGATGAGAGCACTAACCTTTCATTACCTCTTTCAACTGGAAGATTGGTAATTGGCTCAAGTAAAAAAGGACCGATCAATTCAGTAGTACTAGTTAATGACTTACGTACTTTATCGGCAGTCTATGGCGATATTGACTCTAAATTAGAAAAAAATGGTAATTATTTCCACAGAACTATTCAGGTAGCACTAAGAAATGGCCCAGTTTATGCACTAAATTTATTGCCAATTGCTGATTCAGATGTTGCATATTTTACAACATTTAATACAGAAGCAGCTTCAAATAACTCAACATGGTCTGCTAGTTCGTATCAAAGCAGCATAGCTGATTTCTATAATACTCAAAAATTATGGTTTGCTGATGTTGACGCTGTTAACAAATATAAAAACTTAGCACTAGGCGATTCTTTTCCAGCAACTGGAACAGTTGATAGAGATGCTAACAAATTATTAAGTTTAGTTAACTTATCTAAGAAGCCAGTTACCTCATGGGCTAGAATAGCTGATACTACTGGTTATGACATTAAAGTTAAAGAATATTATAAATTACTTGGTGATAAGGTTGAAGTTCCTGATTTCTTACACCCTGATGATTATGTTGCTGACTATTTTGTAGAACTTTCAGTAGTTGAAGGAGACTGGTCAGATTCTATTAGATTGTCAAAAGACCCAATTTATCAACAGTATTTTAATGAAAGCGGTATCATTTTAGCAAAAATGAACGATTTTTTATCGTTAAAAGAAGTTACAGTAGTTAACCGTACAATTGGAGCAATTATTCCAGAATTTACAGACCTAGCCGGATCGCCAGCATCATTAGACTATTTGTTTAATAATAAATTTTCTCAATCTGGAGTTTATTGTGCTCTTGACTATAAGAAAATTGATATGATTGATTTAGCAAACAATCCAGTATTTGATAGCGGTAGCGCATCCGAAAGTATTGAATCACAACGATTGGATTTAGTAGGTTACGGCTTTGACGAAATGGATTCAGCTGTTTATTCAGTAGATAGCGGTAATCCTGATTTATCTATTGCACCAGTTAAATTAATTGATGTATTAAGTTACAGAAAAACTGCTGGTTACGAATATTATTTTAATATTTCAACAACCGCGCCTGATAACTTTGAGATTTTACCGGGTGCGGCACTTAGCCTTGGTGAAATGTACACAGTTAACCCAGTTGGTTCTAACAATAATTATATTATTGCAACAATCAATAGCCCACTATATAATGCATGGGCAAATGGATTTATTAAAACTGGAGATACTTTACTTACAGGATCTACTGCATACTTATCAACTGATGGAGTAGTTAAAACGGTTATGAATGGCTTAGCTAAAATTAGTTATATTGAGTTTTATGCATATAGCGATTTAACTTATACTAATCAAGTTGATGCAGCAACAATCACTAGCGGATCTAATCAATATTTGCATATTAAGTCAGCTGAAGTTACTGAATTTAACTTTGACTTTGACTTAACTGATACTGACTATTTTAGATCAGGTTTTAGTTATTTTGCTCCTAACCGATTAGTATTTACACTAACTCCAACTCTTTATGGAAATCCAGCAAAGAAAGAAATAGCAAATGGAAATGCAGTATATGATGCAGTTAAGAGAAGTAAAATTGAAAACTTTATTAAAACTGGTCAATATATTAAAGCTGGAATACTTACAGACGGTGACGGTGACCCAGTTATTCGTGAACGTTTATTAAGGATTAAAACTGTTTATGCAAAAAAAGTAAGTGTTACTTATATAGGAGCTCCTACTAATACGTTAGAGTATACAATCACAGTAGATTCTCCACTAGATGCAAATATAACTGGTATTGATCTTACTGGTTCAATATTAAAAACGTATAAAGGAATTAAAAATTATGTAACGGACCTTAGAGGTTTTTATGTACCTGCAATATCACTTGATGAAGTTGGTTTATATCCTAATGGAACCTCTGCTCGTCAAGATAAGATCCTTGATTATATGTTTGAGAATACTAATATTGCATCAACTATTGCAGATAATGAGACCTTAAATTTCCGATATATTATCGATTCATTTGAAGGTCAAATTGCACCTGCTTCTAAACAGCAACTTGCACAACTTGCAGCAAATCACGGAAAAGCACTAGCTATCTGTAATGCTCCATCTTTTGCTCAATATGAAAAATCAATCGACCCAAGCTTTATTGATTTTAATACTAACTTAGTATCAACTGAGTATATTTCAACCGGTGGTAATCTATCTTCAAATCCTCAATTTACATTTGGATTTGCAAGTGGAGATAAGAATGGTATTGCAATTGCATCTTACGCTGCATACTTTATGCCTAACTTAGTAATATTTGACAACGGTCGAAGTAAATCAATTCCACCTGCTGCATATATTGCAAATACATATATGAAAAAATATACAGGCGGAAATACTTTCTCAATTGTTGCAGGTAAGCGCGGTATTATTACTGAGCCAGAAGTAACTGGACTAGAATATGATTTAACTAATGACGATAGAGATTATTTAGAACCAGTAGGTTTTAATATGATCGTTAGACGTAGAGGTTTCGGAGTAATGATTTTCTCAAATAACACAGGTTATCAAAGAGTAAAATCTGCACTTAATAACATCCACGTTAGAGAGGCATTGGTAACAATTGAAAAAGATATTGAAAGAATCTTATTGAATTACCTATTTGAATTTAACGATCCAACTACTAGACTAAGAGTTAAAACATTAGTTAAAAACTACTTAGAAGCAGTTCAAGACGCTAGAGGTATTGCAACATTTGATGTAATATTTGATGATTCAAATAATGGTTCTGAGGTTCTTGAAAATAACGCTGGTGTAATTGATATTATTGTTGATTTCCCAAGAGGTATTCAAAAGTTCATCAACCGTATTACAATCACAAGAGCTGGAGGCCAATTAGCTTCTGCTTCTACTGGATTTACGCCTTCATTCTAATTAACAAAATACAAAAACTATGAAAAGATACATATCTCTATTTGAAAATTTTAATGACGATGTTCAATATATGGTAAAACCAGTAGGTGATTCCTTTAGAATATTTGCTAAAACACCTAAGATGAAAGCAGACGGTAGTGAATATGAAGATTGTGAATCTTTATTCGGTAAAGGTACAATGTGGAAAGATTATGATAGTCACAGTAGCGCTAAAACCGCTATTGACAGTATGTCAAATATGAGTCACAGTATGAGTAAACCAAGTGGTGGTAAACCTCACGGACCTAGTGACTATTTTGCTGATTAATTAAAAAGTTTAATACAAATAAAAAGGACCTCAATTGAGGTCCTTTTTTGTTTAGGGCCGACAGGATATGTCAGATTCCACCACTTGGTTTAAGTCCAAGAACTTAGTCTTCAGGTTCCATAATACCTTCAAGAACTCTAATTGAGTCGGTTGAGTCATTATGTAAAATACCAGTTCCGCCAGCGTCAGTCCATTTATTTAGCTTAGTATCAAAATCATCAATTAAAATGTCAAATTTATCTCTGGCATATTTCCATTTGTCTTGATCTAAAATTATTCTGGTTTTACTTGTAAAATCTTCAGGTTTAGTAACAGGTTCTTCATCAATATGCAGATGTAGTTTAATCCATTTTGCTTTACCTGCTAAACATTCAGCACTTCTACTCGGAGCAGATAGGATAATTGGATCATATTGTTTTAAATAGTCCCATAATTCTCTACCGTCTTGCGTCCAAGGTAAATCTGCCCAAAAATCTTCTCCTAATTTATCTAGGATTGGCCAAATTGAATTTTTACCGTGGAGCTCTTCATATGCATGTGGTGAAAGTTTTTCAGGATTTTCTGAAATTTCAGTAAAGCCTCGGTTAAAGTCTACTAGGACACCGTCTAAATCACAGAAAATTGTGTATTTTCCGCCTCTTTTTTCAAAGATAAATTGTTTAAATTTTTTAAGCATTTTCTTTAAGTTCAAATTGTGTATCTTGATCTTTATTTATTATGGCTAAAAGATCGTTAGCTATTACCAAATGATATCCGATACCATCCCAAGTTACATCAAGCCCTGAATATCTTTGATATAAAACTTTATCTCCAGCTTTAACTGGACATTTTGAATTATCTGGAACAGAGTGGCCAACTGCAATTACTGTTCCTGTATTTGGGCGCTTGCGTGCATCAACTGATAAAATAATACCAGTTTCAGTTTTTTTCTCTACTGTATCTGGTAAAATTAGAAGTCTTTCAAATAGTGGCATAAAGCCTTTTGTTATATCAATGCTCATTAGTATTTATAATTTTTTTTAAATTTGTAATAATTGAATTTACGGCGCACGGTTAAGTCCACGCTTGCTTTTATTGCATCCAATACATCAGTTGGAAAAAGCTTTGTACTTAATCTTACTAATGTCTTATTACGATGGATGTTATTCTCGATCGTCTGCCATTCACCAGGTTCCTTTATCTTTAGAGTATCACATGTTATTTCACGCATTACATCAAGGAACCCAGAATCACCTGAATCGATTAGGTCTTTAACATCAGACCACTCATATGATTCTCTAACGTACTCTATTATTTTAGATACTTTAGAAGCAGTCATTTTTGGATGAACTCTTGGAATATTATCTGAACTATCACCAGCTAAACACTTTGTTAAAATATCTAGGGTTGGATCAATAGTTAAGTGCTGGTAGTCTTTTTGAGTTAAGTCATTTATTATATTAATAACAGCTGAGTTGTCAATTGCCTCAATATCAAAATCAAATAGATTAACTTCTGCTGGAGTTTCGTCTTTACCAAAATCAGCAGTAGTATAGATCTTTTTATACTTGGTCATTTGCTTTGGCATAATTAAGATAACTTTACGCTTATTACTTTCAAGTAATTGAGTTAGGTCTTTATCTACCGACCATATACAAATGTCCTCATTTAGATTTTCGCAAATGTAAGCAATTAAGTCATCGCCTTCTGCTCCAGGTACTCGATTGACTACAACTCCATATTCATCTGAGATTATATTGAGTATTTCATTTTGAAAGTATTCAAAAAATAGATAAATTTTGTCATCATATTTTCTTTGACCTTTATAATTAAAGTCTCCTTCTCCATGTGTTTCAAAATGCTCCTTAATATATTTTTTTCTCCAACTCTTAGAGTCAAATACAAAAAATACAGATTGGATATTTTCTTTAAATGGAGCAAGAATACTTCCAAAATAATTTGTTGAAAATGATTTAAACGAATCTTTACTACCCTGTTTAAGAATAAATTTATCATCGTTTAATAAATCAGCAACGTAATACTTTTCACCAATTCTCTTATCGTTTGCAAGAATGTTTTTAACAATACTTACTGCCACGTTTAAAAAAGCATTTCCGTCTATGATTAGATTCATTTTATTTTAATTAGTGGGTTGTTTAGGAACTTGTAGTTTCTTTATTGCTTTTACAATAAGCTCAGATTCTTCTAGTGTAAATATTCCTTTAGCTTGGCAATGATTAGCTGAGGCTATTAGAATAAGTACTGCATGTTCTGGAGTTAAATTTACCAAAAAGTTTTCATAATCTTCAAGATTACTATAACTAATTGAAGAAAGTAGAGTAGCTATTGGAGCAGCCTCAGGTTGATTTGCGTCAACCTGAGGAGCTTCAACTACTGGTGGTGTTTTTGATTTTGCCATTTTGTAGTTTAATTATTTTTTATAAAGATGCAAATAAATCGTCTAAATCATCTGCTTTTGGGGCAGCTGCTTTAGCGGTAGGTTTAACTTCAGGTGCTGGAGCAGAGATTTCAAAGTCATCATCTAAATTAATTGATGAACTTACATTTTTTACTGCTGGAGCTGGAGTGAATTCAATATCTTCTCCAAGTGGTGCTTGTGTTCTAGCCACTGGCGCAGATAATTTAAAATGTTTTTTCATTCTTTCATCTTTAGTATTTGCAACTAAATTGTCAATGATTTGTTTGTAAGGAATAATTGCTTTAATATAGTCAGCAACTTTTTCGTATTCAACATCAGTCCATTCCTTTAAGAAATATTGACTCATATCTGGTGAATTCTTTTTAAAGTATTCACTTACAAACTGCATAACCTTAGGTTCAGTAGAAACTGGAATTTCTTTACCTTGAGTTGAGATAATTAATGGGCTAACTTCATTCATGAATTTACTAGCACTAAAATCTCTCCATGCTTTAGTCTTACGCTTAATAACCAAAACAAAATCTTTACCAGTAGTAAGTGAGAATGGATTGATTTTTTGAGTAGTAACTAATTCCTGCTCAGGATTAATTTCTTGTTGGATTAGGTTATCAATTGTATATCCATACGAATATATTTTGATTTTACCTTCCATTGTAGGAAATTGTGGATCCTTCTTGATATAAACGCAAGAATAGTAATTGTAGTAACGATTAAAATACTTTTGAATCTCTTCAACAATAGTAGGCTCTTCATTTTTTAATCGCTTTAATTCAAGATCAAGCGTCCAAAGAATTGATGATGCTCCTGTCGTTGATGGACAATCTACATACAACTTTTCGTTGGTTAAAGGGTTTATTAATTTAGCTGCATATTTTTTATAGCGGCTCTTAGTTGGATCGGTTACCCAAGGGATAAAACGAATAACTGATTTGTAAATACCGTTTTGACCTTGGTCTGGACCGGGATTGTACATGTTGTCGTCGACTTTGCGACCAGCGGATGATGATTTACCTGAGAAATCATCGAGATTAAGATTGAATAGATCTTCCATATTGTTTATAATGTTTAATAATTTAATAGAATTGTACTAAAGAAATGTGAAGAGTTTTGAAAAAAAAAGGACGAGTTGTAAAACCCGTCCTTAAATGTGAACTTTTTGTCTAATAAAAATTAGGCTTTAGTATCAACTTTAGATTCTTGAACGTGAGTTCGGCCTTCTTGACAAAGAGCTTTAATGTCTTGAAGAACTTTACGAGTTCTAGTTCCAGCTGATTTATTTCCTTTTTCGTAGAATTTTCCAGCTTCTGCTTCTAATTGAGAAACTTGTTCCTTTAGCGATGTTAACCATGTAGGTGTTGTCATAATTTCAAATATTTTTTGTATCTTATATTTGAGAAATCCACCCGGTTTTAAATATTAGTGATATTTGTTTGAAAATTTAGCTACTGGGTATACTTTTTTAGCAAAATCTATCCAAGTTTTCATAACCTTGTCAGCTTCAGATTGAGAAATTACATTAGTCTCAATGAATGGCTGTAAATATTCTGTAAATTCCTGGTCAAGAGGTATTCGCTTCTTTTTAGCTGATGCATACATACCGGCAACCATTGCTGGAATTTCGTCAGATAATAAAAAGTAGTTATAATTATTTTGAGCACGGGTTCTGACTGCTTTTGGGGTATTAACAATATGTCCAGTCTTTTTATTTATGCCTTTTTGTAAAAGGTGCTCAAGTTCATGTCGTATATTGTCAATTAACTTATAATTTAATTCCGGATAACATTGAGGCTCTGCCTCTGGGCTAATATAGAGAATTATTTCAATTTCAGGTGATTCAGGCTCGTTTTCCTTTGGGATAAATGAATTTGCATCTATTGCAAAACCTTTATTTTCAAAATTAATTACCTCCCAAGGAAGTCTACTAAAATATTTAGATTTAGCTGGCTCAAATTCTTTAACTCTAGCTAGTTTAATTGATAGAGTAAATTCAAGTGGATTATCATATTCAAATTCTTTAGATATTTCTTTACCAAGCTTGGAACCAGCAGTTTTCTTAATTACACCAAATAAGTCTTTAGCAAAAACTGAGGCAAGTGAATCATATTTTGATTCAAATATAAATTGCGAAAACCTTTTTATCATTTTTTAGATTTAATAAAATTTACGTCTAATTTATTGGTTGAAGGTGATAATTTAGAATCAAACTCTATATCAATATCACCTTTGTCAATACCTAGTTTTTTAGCAGCCATTGCAGATTTTAGTTTATCATAAACTTCTTTATCTAAAAATCCTTTACCCCTAAGGGCATCAACTATATCAGTTTTCTTTGAATCTAATTGGCTATCGGTGATCCATTTATCTAAATCAGCTTGCTTAAGTTGATATTCTTTATAACGTTTAACTCCTCCGCCTCCAGTATAGTTAGAATGCCATTTTTTATCATCATCTACCAATACAATATTAATATCGCCAGTTTGACCAGCGGTTGGAGCTGGTGCATTTGGGTCTGGTGGTAATTCAGCAGTTGCAAATGGATCAGTTGAAGGTGGCGTCATTGATGTTGTTGGATCCGGTGAACTTACTGGAGCTGGTGCATTTTCATCAGGCAATGGAGCAGCCTCAGTCTCAGTAGACGAAGGTGGCTCAACTGGTGGTGGAATAGGAGTAGGTTCATCTGCTTCTAATAATAGCTTAAATTGGTTAAAGTTTAGGATTTCCATAAATATAGTAATTGTTATGGTTATTTATACAAAAAAAGGGAGACAACTGCCTCCCTTTTCATATTCAGTAGTTACTGTAGATTAACCGCACTTAGAATCACCGCAGTTCTTACAAGATAGGCAACCTTCTGTATAAACAAGTGCATCTGATCCACAAGATTTACAGGTTTTGCCAGAAACAGTAGTGCCGTCTTTTACAAACTTTTTAAGCATTCGTTTAACTCCAGCTTTCCAGGTAGTAATTAGGTCACCGTCTAGGTTTAAAGAATCCAATAATTCAATAACATATGGTAATGGCATGCCATGTCGTAATACAGCAGAGATAGTTTTTGCCATATCATGATACTTTTCGTCAAATGCATGATTTAAGTTAGGGATTTTAATTGTTTCTCCAAGTTTATCAACATAGACTACGTCATATGAAGATTTTCCTTCTTTTTTAGTTCTAACAATTTTAACGGTTTCAACATAAGTTGGAATTGGAAAATTTTCATGTTGACCAGTAAATACCTCATATGGTTTCCCGTTTAGAAGTCCAATAAGTCCAACCCAACGTTCTCCGCTATTCATAAAGGTAGTAACTGAACCTTCTAATGATAGTGGTCTTTTTGGAGCCTGTGAATCGCTAAATAATTCCTGTTTTTTCTTATCGTCCTTTGAAACTAATACACCGGATCTAGAACCGTCTCGATAAATGGTACAGCCTTTACAGCCTTCTTCCCAAGCAGTCATATAAACTTGATTAACCAATTCTTCAGTAACGTGTTCTGGAAGATTCACGGTAACCGAAATTGAATGGTCAACCCATTGTTGAATCTTTCCTTGCATTCTAACTTTTTCTACCCAGTCAACATCATTTGCCATTGCTTTATGGTATGGAGACTTTTCAGTTAGTAACTGTATGGTGTCATCTGAGAGCTTTTCGATAATGTCTGATTCACCATTTGGAATGTATTTGTATCCTTCAATCTCAATCCATTTTTTAAAGCCGTGATGAAATACGTGATATTCTTCCCAATGATCCCCAACTGAATCAATAAAGTCAGATTTGGAATTTTTATCATTTGGATTAATTTTCTTTCGGCGTTTATAAGATACCATAAAGGCAGGCTCAATACCTGAAGTAGTTTGAGACATTAACGAAACTGTACCAGTTGGTGCAATTGTCAATAGCGCAATATTACGTCTGCCGTATTTCATAAGATCTGAATATAGTTCAGCATCGTATTCTTTAATTCTTTCTAGGAATGGATGGCCTTCTTCTCTAGCTGCGTCCCATATTTTAAATGCTCCACGCTCTTTTGCTAGGGTATTAGATGAACGAAAAACTTCAAGTGCATAAGTTCTAGCAACTTCAACTGCAAAGTCAGTTGCTTTTTTAGTTCCATAACGTAAACCTAATGCTGCAAGCATATCGCCTTCAGCAGTAATACCGACACCAGTACGGCGGCCTTCCATACATTTGGTTCGAATACGAAGCCATAGTTCAAGTTCAGTACGTTTAACGTCAGTAGATTCAGGATCACTGTCAATTTTAGAAATAATTGTATCAATTTTTTCAATTTCAAGATCAATAATATCATCCATCATACGTAGTGCAATTTGAGCGTGTTCTTTAAATAAGTCAAAATCAAATTTTGCATTTTTAGTAAATGGATTAACTACATATGAATATAGGTTAATTGCTAATAATCTACATGAATCGTCTGGACATAATGGAATTTCTCCACATGGATTAGTTGAAACTGTTTTATATCCTAAATCAGCATAACGGTCAGCAAATGATTCTCTAATTATTTGATCCCAATAAAGAATTCCTGGCTCTGCTGATTTCCAAGCATTATGAATAACTTTATTCCACAGAAGTTTTGGATCAATTACTTTGGTTACTTTTGGAGAGTCAGAAAAAATTGGATATTGCTGAGTATACGGTTTACCTGCTTTAACCGCTTTCATAAAATCATCGTGCATTTTAAGAGAGATATTTGCACCAGTAACTTTAGTACTATCAAGTTTAGCATCAACAAATGCTTCTGCTTCTGGGTGTCTAACTGAGCATGATAACATTAATGCTCCACGACGGCCACCTTGAGCAACTTCACGCGTTGAGTTTGAATATCTTTCCATAAATGGAATAATACCAGTAGAAGTTAGGGCTGAATTCTTAACTGGCAAACCTGCAGGTCGAATATCAGATAAATCATGACCTACACCTCCACGGCGTTTCATTAATTGAACTTGCTCTTGATCTACTTTTAAGATTGCACCATATGAGTCAGATGATCCATTAACGCCAATAACAAAACAGTTAGACAATGATACTGTTTGATTATTATTTCCAATACCGCTCATTGGTGAACCTTGTGGAATAATATATTTAAACTTGTCTAATAGTGAAAAGATATATTCTTCGCTTAATGGATTTTTATATTTCTTTTCAACTCTTGCTAATTCTGATGCAATTCGACGATGCATCATTTCTGGATTCTTTTCGTAAAGATTACCGTCTGAATCTTTTAATGCGTATTTGTTAATCCATACACTGGCTGCTAAATCATCTCCATTAAAATACTCTAATGATGACGCATTTGCTTCTTCTCGGGTATACGTCATTTTAACCTCGGTTTCTGTTTCTAATACTGAATTGTCTATCATTTTTATTGTTTATTTTTAAGTTAATCTATTGAAAAAAGACAACTCTACCCCAGCGGTTTACTGAGGTAGGGTTAACTATTGGATAAAATCGTATCTTAATTGTTTACGAATTGCATCAACTTTGTGAACTTTTATTTGACCTGAGTCTGAAATTTTAGTTCTACCTTTTAGGTGATTTACATCACTCTTAAAAGTATTTTCGCCGTCCGGCATTATGATGGTAATTGAGAAATCAGATTTGTCTAATGAATAGGTTAAAGTTTGGCCTTCAATTTTGTTTTTAAGATCTTGCCATTGAAGTTGTTCTTGACCAATTTTATCATATGAATCGGTTAGGATTATACGAGGTTCGCCTTTTTTAATTATAACGTCCTTAACATAAAATTCAATAGTATCTCCAGAACGATATTGTTTACTAACCTCTTCATAATTTTCAAATTCAGTTTTATGAAGTAGTCCGGTAAAATAGTTTTGGAATTCAACAAACATTCCAAAGTCATATGGCTTATTGGTTAAAATACCTGTGTATTTTTCTCCAATATTAAGTTCATGTACTTTTTGAGGTAACGTCTGTTTAATATATTTCTTATATGAAACGATGAATAGATCATTAGTTGAATCGTAATTCTCAATCATTACTGGAATTTCTTTATTCAAATATTCATTAAAGTCTCTAATTACGTTAGCGGCAGCATGCGAACCTGGTAAAAAGCATTTAACTGTTCCTTTATAGAGTGCAAGGTATCCGCCTTTAACAAGGTTAGTAACTTTGACATAGAACCATTTTTCTGTTTTTAAATAGTCTTCTAAATCTTCACGATGAGAAAGAGCAGCACAACGTTTTTCTGAACCTAAGAAATCGCCATTATCATTTTTGTAAATAATAACTTTAAAACTGTGATTAACTTCATTGTGTACTAATAATGAAGGTTCGGAGCTAAATTCTCTAAATGGAACAAAGATTGTAGATAAAGATGCATTATCTTGAACTTCAATCATTTTCTCATCAAAGTCAATTTTCTTAGCAGTAACCGTACAGACCTTACCGAGTTCAAAATCTTTATTTGATGGTACAAATGAGGTTTTTGAATTTGATGAAAAGTACATGTCATACAATTCTTGAGCATAGGGCTCTTTACAGAAAATTTTAAGACCAGAACGTTGATCTTCTGGTGTCAATTTAATGGTTCGATTAAATTTAGAATTCCCTTGACTGAATAGTTGTTCAAAATCAATTAATTCTCGGGTGTTGTCTTTTTGCATATGTTATTGTTTAAACGTTGCTATTTAATTATACATAAAAAAAGTCAGTAGTTTTATGAAGTATGCATTCCTGGGTCAATAAAAATACTAGGTGACCATGCGGTCGGATAGAGTCCTGGCATTTTTGATTGGAACAGTAGAGTACCAGTTGAAGTTATACTTCCTCTCCATGCAAGTTCATCTAAGAATATTGCAAATAATGGATTTTTATGAGTTAGTCTTTCCCATGGTGGAAGGTCATCTTGATTAAAAAATGGGCTTGACGCAATCCTAGCAACTTGAACTCCTGGCTTATTACCAAACGAACATGCAAGTATTGAAACTAAATATGCTAATTCTTTAACTACTGGCTCAGCAAAAGTAATAACTGGAATATATGCAGCTTTTAATAAATTAATTGCATCTAAATTTGCTAATTTAAGTTTACTTGAATTTGGTATTTTTAACTGAATTGCCATTATTGCTAATTTAATTGGAAGAATATATGGATTGGCTGAATCAACTACGGTAAAACTTAAATCTTTTAAACTTTTAGTTAGTGATAAAATTGGGCCAACTATTGTTTTTAATGGTTCTAAAATTCCATCAATTGCAGTATTTAATAGGCCTTTAATTAATTCAACTAGGTCAGTTGAGGTAAGTAGTGCAAAATAACTAACAATATCAAGCGGTAACATTGGAATTTTTGGAAGCTTTATATTAAATCCATTAGGCAATGTTATTGAAACATATTTTGAAGATGTAGTAGTAGAAACTTTTGCAAATTCAGAATTTCCACATGGAATCTGTCTAAGAATCTCTTTTAGCGAACTTGAGTTTGGTCCTTGATTGGCAGTTAACATATCACCAGCATCAGATAACATCCTAAGTATTAATTCAAGTAAGTATGCAATTGCTAATTTAAGTAACGGTTTAATTACAATATCTAATGGTATTACTATTTGAATTGGAAACGGTACACCTAACGGATTTGGAGATTGTGGAACAGTTAATGCAGTTAATACTGGTAATATTATTGCTTGTGAAATTGATACAATGTCTGGTTTTTCCGGTAAAATAATTGGTGGAAGTAATCCAAGCAATGAATTAAATAAGGTGGTCACAGCAGAAATTCCAATTTCTTCAAGAGACTCTCCTAATAAACTTTTTAATACATCAATAGTTAAGCCGGATAAAAGAGCATCAAGTAGTGCATTAAAAACTCCAAGAGCGGCAAGAACTTGTGGTGAAACTACCTCAAGTGGAGGTTGAGCCGCTGGGCAGCACGGAGCAGCTGGATCAAATAGTTTTAAATTAGGAGCAGCAACTGAAAGTGTAGTAAATGTCAAGGCTTTTTGAAGACGTTCTTTTCTTAATTTTGCAGCTTTTTTAATCTTACCTTTCTCAACATCACTTAAGTTTGGATCAATATCTTCATCTGCTGGATTTGCATTTCCTTGTAAATAATCTAATGCTTTATTTGAATATTCTTTGATTGCTTTTTTAAATTCTCTAACGTCATCTGCTTTATTTAAGTTAAAAGATTTCTTACTCTTTAATTTAGTTGGATCAACTTGAGAGGCCATTCTTTTTATTTTTGCAATAAAATTAGTGGCGTCAATATCTGCACCTAATAAACCCTTTGCGGCTTTTTCAATAGTTGGTTGTAATCCACTAATCGCAGATGGTAATTTTGGGTTAAGTTTAGTTGGGCTATCAGGAAAGGAAATTGTTCCTAATTTGATTTTATCAATATATTTATCAAAATCATCCAATACTCCTGAGATTTTAGAAGATAAGGTAATTGGGTCTAATGACCTTGCCGCTTTTTTAGATTCACGCTTCTTTTTTAAGTCTGATTCACCCTCGGCACCCATTACTTGGGACTCACGGTCCTTTCTGGTTTTATCCTTTAGTTTAGTAACTGCAGTTAGTTGAATTTCTCCTAATTTATTAAATTGAAGATTCATACTTCTTTTAAAATCTGCAATTTGTTTATCAAAATCATTTGACAAATCTAAATCTAGAAAGTTCATCATTTTTTCTAACTCGCCAGCGTATGATGCTATATAAGTAATTGGATCAACTTCACCAATTGGGGTTCCGTCCCTTGTTGTAATATTAGGATTTTTGCCAAGTGCTAAAGTTGCAGCAAGTGCAGTAAGCCTAACCGCTTTTGATGCATTTCCAGAAATAGCTAATGGATTAACTAATGAACCTTTAATTAATTGCCCCTTAAATGGATTAGCTGGGTCAAGGCCTAGTGGATTTTCAGAGGCAGCAGTTTGATCAATTTCAAATCCATATTTTATCGAAGTAGGCGTCATGTATACTAATGGAATATTGGGAGCAAGTAACATATACTTATTACCGTCTGGTGCAAAATATAGGATATAAATGCTAGGTAATGGTATTCCAACTATTGCAATTGGCATTGTTAGGAAAGTAACAAGTGTGCCAACTGGGGTAGATAGTGTAAATAAGGTTCTCCATTTTTGAGGTATTGGTATTAATGCAATACCTAATGGGGTTGGAATAATATTGTTAATTGGATAATATCTAAATAATGGAGCAGTTAAGTCAGGAATAGGTAAAAGGCTTACTTTATTTAATGATTTTGTAAATTCTCTCCAATAACAACTATTTGTCATATCTGGTAAACTTGCATCATTTCCGCCTAGCGTTCTAATGAATAGTGGATCTTGTCCAAGTTTTTTCAGTGTTTCGGCTTCACAGTCTTTAGTTGGAATCGTGATTGCTGATGGCCCCTTAAAACATGCAACATCCGCAATTCTTTTTGCTAGAACATCTGGATCCATTGAATTTTCCTTTATCTTTACCTCTAATAATCCAATTTCAGTATTACACTCTTTTATTTTTTCAAGTATTTCAGAATAGGCTTTAGTATAATAGGCTAATTTTTCTGGTAAAACTGAATCAACTGGACTGTATTTAAAATTTCCATTTGAATAAATGCTGGAAGTTTGAGCTCTATACGAAGTAGGCCTAGCTAATTTAAGCTGAACATCAGTAGTTCTTCTAAAAAAATCCGCAACTTCTCTTTTTGCAATAACTTTTAATTGATCAACTGTTGGTTTTATTTGATTTGGGAAAACCTTTTCAATTTCTGTCTTCTTTTTTATTTCAAGGGTTGAGTTTAGTTTTTCATAAAATTTTTCATAGGCCGCTTGGCTTTTAATATAAAATTGAGTATCTCCTTCCTTTATTGAAACAGGTGCATTTTCAATTCCTTTAAAAATTGGGTCAATTTTATTTGGATCAACTGAAAGACCCCTTTCTGCTAATGTATAAAAATATTGAATTGGATTTGCAAATTTACGATATAGTCCAGGATAACCGTTTGATACTTTATTATATAGTGCTCCAGGAATATAGTCATAATTTGAAAATGGATTGGAATTTACAGAATCAATTGGGATACTTGAACAAAATGTTGCAAGAGTATTGTTAAATGGTTTATTAGTTAAATGCGTATTTTCTTTAACTGGAATATATCGATCAATTGATTCAGAACTGCCATCTTGTTTTATTTGCGGTACATTTATCGTAGTTATATCTAAATCAATTAATCTAACTCCAAAGGCTGCTGTAAATGCAGGAATATTAATACTAGCAGTAATTTGATCATTATCAAAATATGGAATAAATTGGCCGCTTATTTTTTTACATAAAGAACTGAGGGTTTGAGAAGTAGTCGATGCAGATCCAAGTGGAGGTAGTGAGCTAATTTTTTCGGATAGAGCATTGGTTGCTCCTTGTTTAGCAACACTTTGATTTTCTTCTGCAACAATTCTATTTTTACGAGCTTCATAATATAGTTTATAAGCTGAACCACTTATTAGAATATTATAGGCGTCTTCTGAAATAAGATATGTTAATATCTTATTCGAATCATATGTTGTAAATGTTTTAAAGGTTGAGTCACTTAAATTACGAATTATACTAAATGCATAATAATAATTACCATAATTGTTATAGTTATTAATATACTCATTCCAAATTTGATTTTCAATAGCTAGTGTTCGGGTATATTCATCAGTCCAATATAAGAATTGGGAAGTTAATGGTTCAACGTTAGATATTGTAGAATTAAAAAAGTCTAGTCGTTCTTTGTAATACTCTGAAATAACTGTATAATGGTCAAGTGCTTCTTGTACTCGACCTTTAACTACGGCAATTTCAATAGTAGTTGCCTGCTTTGCCATTTGATTAATTAAAATAGCCTTCACGTCTTCAACTCCTTGGTTAATACAATTGCCATTATCTGCTGGCATTGGAATTTTAACCTCTTTTGCAACTGGGGCAACTGGTTCAGGTAAACAGGCTTTTACATTAGCTAGGTCAGCATCAGTAAAAACAGGCGATGCAAGCTTTCCGCACTTAATATCATTAATTAGGCTTTTAAATGTGACGTTCAATGAATTAGGTTCTTTATTTTATCTATCATTCTCTCTAAATAGAACAGCGCTTGTGAGGGTTACTCAACAAGCGCCGATCTGTAATTGTAATTTAAAATTATTAGATAGGTAGTTTGTCTTGTGGAATTTGTACCATTAGGCAATCAGTTGTGATTAATAAGCCGGCAATTGAAACTGCATTTTCTAGAGCAGTACGAGTAACTTTAACTGGGTCAATAATTCCAGCCTCAAACATATCTACATACTCTTCAGTTTTTGCATTGTAACCAGGAGCTCCATTTTTAATTTTGTCCCAAACAATATCCGGATTAACTCCAGCATTTTCAAGGATTGTTTTAAATGGTTGAGCACAGGCTTTTTTAATTATTTCAATTCCCAATTCAATATCGCGGTTAGGCGAATGAATTGTAATTTGATCAATTGCTTTAAGTAGGGCAAGACCTCCACCTACAACAATACCTTCTGCGATTGCAGAACGAGTTGCTCCAAGCGCATCATCAATACGGTCAGATTTTTCGCGAGCTTCAATTTCAGAAGTAGCTCCAATTTTAATAATTGCAACACCGCCTTCAAATTTAGAAAGACGTTCTTTTAGTAAAATCTTTGGCGATTCACTTTCGCAAGCTTCAATTTGCTGTTTTAAATCAGTAGTTAATATTGCAATTGCTGCTGCGTCTCCATGACCTCCAATAATTGTGGTTGTATCAGACGTAATTGTTACTTTATCGCAACTTCCAACGTAATTGGCAGCAATACTTTCTTTAAGAGTAACTCCATCCATTTCAGAAACAAGAGTTCCACCAGTTAAGGTTGCAATATCCTGTAATTTAGCACGGCGATTTTCTCCAAAACCTGGAGCTCTAACTGCAGCTACTCGTAGGGTACCCTGTAATTTATTAACCAACATTGTATTTAGGGCTTCTCCATCAACGCTATCACTAATAATAAGTAGTGGACGGCGCTGTTTATTTGAGAATTCCAAATATTGAATTAAGTCTGCAAGATTTGAAATTTTACCATCGTACAATAAGATAATGGGTTTTTCAAATTCAACTGTATTCTTCTCTTGGTTATTTATGAAATATGGAGATAAGTAGCCATTTCCAAATAACATACCTTCAACGATTTCAACAAAGGTTTCGCCAGTTTTACTTTCGCCTGCTGTAATAATCCCGTCAAATCCAACTACTTTCATTGCATCTGCAATAATTTCGCCAATTTCCTCGTCATTATTTGCTGAAATAGTTGCTACCTGTTTGATTTTTTCAAAATCTTCAACTGGTATACTTTGAGATTTTAGGTTCTCAATAATTGCTTTCATACCGATTTCAATACCTTTCTTAAGGTCCATTGGATGAGCGCCGATTTCTACAAGTCGATTACCTTCAGTAAAGATTGCATGGGCCAGGACAGTTGCAGTAGTTGTACCATCACCTGCTTCTAGCGCAACTTTGTTTGCAACTTGCTTTACCATTTGGGCTCCAACATCTTCCATATAATTTTCGAGTTGAACTTCACGAGCAACGGTTACTCCGTCTTTTGTTATTGCAACGCCATTGTCACGAGCAATAACTACATTACGGCCGCGTGGCCCTAACGTAACTTTTACAGCATCTGCTAATGCATTAATACCGGCTGCTAAATGCTGTCTAGCTTCTGCTTTAAATTTAGTTTGTTTCACTTGTTATTTGATTATTTTACTTTATTATTATATCCGATTTTTCAATTTGGTTTAGGTTAGAAAGCTTTAATGCCACTTGAATTAGCGTAATAACGTCTTTTTGGCAGTATTCTTTAATTCCTTCAACATTTCCGGCCCAATAATTCTCATGCACTTGATCGCCTTTCATTGCATCTTTGGGGGAATCTATTCCAAGAACAGTCGCTAACAGATCAAGAGATGTGAAACCTTCTTGCCATGCACCAAATGACCAAAGTTCTGAAGTATCAATAATTGAAGTTTCCCAAGGTTTTTTATCCCATACTTGAAGAGGGGTCGCTGGCTCGATATTGAGAATAAATGCACGTTTACATAGGAATGGAACATCAAATCTTTTAACATTATGACCAGCAATCTTTACGCCGGTTTTTGAAAGAGCTGACATTAGTTTAAATGACTGACGTAAGATTTCAGCTTCGTCATCTCCGGAATAGGAAACAATTTGAGCAGTTGGCGCGCCATCTACAAATTTCATTTTGCCGAATGAAACACAAACAACTCTACCAAATTCAGCATGTAGAGCTGATTTCATTTGAAAAAGTTCTTCATCTGACTTGTCTTTATTATCTGGGTATTTAGCCCCTAACTGATTTTTAAGGATTTCTGCTTTAGCTGACCATAATTCTTGCATTTTAGGTGAAAGAGAATCAGCATGATTGACAGTACCGGCTGTTTCTATATCAAAAAACAGCATTTTTTCTAATTGATGTGGATCGAACATGACTTTAGTGTTATAAGTTAGGGTAATTATACTAATAAAGATAAAAAGTAGCCTTTAATTAGAAGCTAAGGGCTAAAGTTTACTTAATTCTTTATATTAATAAAATAAGTAGACTAAGTATCAGAGTATCTGTTGCTACACCCACCCAACACCCTTATTCTACAGTACATTTTACAAAGGTTTTAAAGAAAACTAAAAAATAGTTCTTAGTAGAATATTTAAAATGATTAATATGAACCTTGGTAGTAATAGGTATAGACTTTTCAATACAGTTTCCAGCTGTCTGCATTTGCAAAGACTTTAAAAGTCTGCACTGGATTGCGTGCGTTAATACTAATACTACTAAAGCCCATCGAAAATTACTTGAAGATACTCAACTTCAATTTCCTGGTCTGGAATTTATATTTTTACCCCCAAAGAACTTTAAATACGATACTTACTCTGGTGTAGAACGTGCTAAATTAGCAAACTATTCACTATTAGTTGATACCCTAATAAATCGAGTAAAAGAAGTTATTAAACCTGAACCAGATCGAATCATTTCAATCGAAGGTATTGCGTATGGAGCTCAAGGTAATGCCCTATTAGATATAGCTCAGTCAACTGGTATGCTTAGAAAAAAGGTACTAGATGACTTATTAAATAATAAGCAAGAAAGTCTTTTCATATTTTCACCAGGCGAACTTAAAAATGCAATTGGCGCAAAGGGTAATGCTGGTAAAATTGATGTTTACAAACAGTTTATGGAAACCCCACTTCTTGCAAAAGACAGTAGTTTACACAAAGTTTTAATTCAATATAATGATCAAATTATTAAAAAAGACGTAGTAGGTTCGCCATTTATGGACATGATTGATTCATATTTAGCCGTTCTTAAGATCTACACATCACTAAAAGAATCCTAATCAAATGGCAAAGGCTAAAGAAAGTAAGTATTACATTAACAACCGAGATTTCACTAATGAAATTATCCGGTGCAAGCATGGAATGCTTAATGAAGTGACCGGGTATCAGCACACAGCTGGAGAATTATCCCCTATTGCAATTAACTATTTTATAATTCTAGCAAATAGAGCAATTTTAAAATTAAGGTTTAGTAATCCGCTAGACAAAGAAGACTGTATCCAGTCAGCTCTATTAGATCTACTTAGGTACTGGAGAAACTTTAATGAAGAAAAATCAAACAATGCATTTGCCTATTTTACACAAATTGCAAAGAATGGATATGCAAAAGAATACAAGAAGATTTATAAACATATAGGCAAAGGCGAAAAAGTTGAATTTGTATCATTAAGCCATTCTGGCGAAAGTGAGATCTATACAATATAAACCAATATGTTACCAGCAATTTATAAATCCACTAGTACTAATACCCTTAATAAATAAAGGTAAAGAGCTAGGTAATAACTCATGGACATTAATAATTTAGTATTTTTTGATAAAAACGGTGAATCTTATAACTTTTCACAAAACGCCGATACTGGTGCTTGGGAAGGCTCTGACTATTTTTTACCAATATCAACTGCACTATATGATGTTTCAAACCTGTTTATTCTTGAAAAAGTTGGAGATACTTATAAATTTCCAGTTTTAGAACCAGGTTCCAAATTAACAGTTACTTGGCAAACTGCTGAATCCTCAGATAATTTTTTCTTATTTACAATTGCAAAAGAGGATCCACACACAGACTCACCAACCTACATAGAAAGACAAACTCGACTTGATATAACATATGATGATCTTTCGCCAGACGGATTTGTTGATCTGGATCTAGCGTATCCTTTACAGTTAAATGTAGGATTTTGTCCATCTGAGGAGGTTAGTTATAATCGAATCTTAAATATTCACTATGAAATTGGTTCAAGTAAGACATTAATTGCCTCTATTTACTTTTATGGTGAAGGCGAAGATGAAGATGAACGTTTTAGAATTTGGTTAGCCAATTTCGGAATCAAATTTAATAGAGAAGATGCTCTTTTACTAAAAGATTATGACCTAAAAGAAGGTTTACCTGATTGGACCCAAATCAACCAAGCCAGAAAGCAACTATTAGTAAACCGTGATCAAATTTATCCATACGTTGGTACGTATAAAGGACTTATTAATATTATTAATATTTTAGGCTACCGTGATGTACTTAGAGTAAAGGAATATTGGCAAGATCAAGATACAAAGTCTGGCTATTATGGAAAATATGCAATGGTTGATGTTACTGACCTACTTACAGTTGGTTCAATTGACTCGTTAGACCTAGTTGACTTAAATGGCCAAATTAAAAAAGGTGGCAAGTTTAAAAAGACTGAATTTCTTGCACTAGTTTACGAATTTTCAGTTGCTAGTGATGTTTATGATGATGATGGAGTTCCAGAAGTTGAATTTACCACTGATTTTACAGTAGATGAAATATTTTATAAATTAAATCGACTTTCAACTAAATTAAAAACTGAAATTCTACCAATAAATGTTGTAATTAAGGACGTTATTGGAGAATTCATATATTTTAGTAAATTTAATATTAGAAGTTGGTCAGATTCTGCATCAATTACTGAATTACAAATAAATGATGACTATAATACTGTAATTAATCATCCATCCTCTAAATCTCAATTACTATTAATTAGAGATATTAAACCACTGTATCCTAAACTTAACGGAACCTCAGAATTTCCTGAAATTACATTTAATCAGACTGCAATTGTGCCATACGAAAATAGGCAAAAATACACAATCTCAGAAATGCCAGATTTTATTACGGCAATTGCTGATTATTATGATGATATAAACCGATATGATTTTGAATTACACGGACAAACTAATCCAACCGTAACTGGCGATGATATTGATGGAAAAGTAGGTTGCCCAATTACACTTGAAGCATATATTCCAGATTTTATGTTATCTGATCTAGATGGCTCTAAATTTGGCGATTTTACAGATGGTCATTTTACAATAGGCAATATCAGATACCGTAACGGTTATGAACTTGAATGGAATATTACTGGTCCTCAAGGCTATGTATTTAATTGGAGAAGTGCACTTGCAAATATAGTTAAAATTCCTCATATTTTACCGTATATTGGAGACTACTTAATTCAATCAACTGTTTATGATTTACAAGGAGGTCAAAATGTTAGTTATTTGCATGCAACGGTACTTAAGGAAGAGCCAATAATTGAAGTATTTATGAAGGTTCAAGATAAACCAAAATACCAAATTAAGGACTTATATAATATAACAATTGGCGACCTTGGAGATAGTCCACTCTATTTACCATTTGCAAATGTAGTTCAAGGAAATACGTTTAATTCAGGATTATCTCAACACTATTTAGATTGGAATACCTATTCAAATAATTTTGGAGTAGGTAATCCACAAACTGAGTCTGAGATATTTACACCTGGCATTGGATTTGAATTAGTTACAAATTCTGCAAATTCGGCTAAATTACAATATGGAACCGGCTCAAGTCAAGAAGGCCAACCCACTCTTGGAGATTATCAAAATGCAACGCTTCAAGACCTAATTCTAAATAGACTATCTGATTTTTCATATACAGCTGACCGATTAAACGGATTTATAATTAAATTAAACACTGAATATCCAAGCCATACGTTAACTCATATCAATTTCTATTCAGATGATACGCTAGGAGCATATGCACTGGGTTCATATACTGATGCTGATGATTTAGCTGATCAGTTAAACACAGAGGCAGACGACTTAAATATTCAAGAATATAGATATGTTGCGGTAAACGAAAATATTCATGCTCATGCAAAGAGACAAGATAGGACTCTACACCGAGTTTTGGCCTTAACTTATCAAGGATCTCCTAGATTTACTGAACATGTATATACATTTAGTTATCCTAGATTAGTATATTCACCTACTTTAGTTAGTACCTTAAATTCACAACTTTCTCAAATTGCCAAAGAAATAGATGAGGATTTATTATTTTTAAGTGTACCGTTTGACGATTGTTTGAGAAAGACTGGCGAAACATCTTATTCAACTCGATCCTTTACTATCCCAAGCTCATTTCCTACGTCTGCAACATTTCCGCTAACTCGTCCTCAGGAATTTATAGTCGGTAAAAAAGTCAGAGCCTCAAGTATTTCAAGGCCTGCGGATTGGGCTGAAGGTATTGTTACTCAACCTTCTGATATAAATTCAATTTTTATAACCTTTTCTAATAGTTCATTAACTGGAACTCCTGTATCTGACTGGAAATTTGAGTATGTTGAAAGTATTGCTAATTTAACCCCAACCGAAGCAGTTGCTGGTACACCAGCCTATTGGATCAATAATCAATTTGGAAACTATATTAGTTTTTCGTCAACAACTGATCCAACTGCAACTGTTATTGGGTTCTTACCGTCTAACCTAGACCAAAATACATTTAGTCTTTCCAACTTAAAAACTGGACCAGATGGGCTGGTTGTTCCATTACACCAACCAGTATTTGCAGCAGTTGCAAATATTGAATCTAAAAAGGAGTGCATTTGGACACTAAGCCTATTTGGAAAAGAAGTCGTACAAATTAAAAATACTTCAACCTTTATTTGGAGATTTTCAGATCCTGGAGAATATTCACTAAATGTAAAAGTAACTGATATTAATAACAACGAGTATACGCTAGTCACTAATTTTAATGCAATTCACGCAAATGGAATAAAGGACTATACTAAATACCTTGAAGGCACGCTTAATCGTCGCAACCTATTACACGGTTCCCGTCGATTTGCTTAATAAATAAAAAAGACAAAAAATTACTTAAAAAATGGCATTTACTAACCTAAATCTAAACACAACACCTTTATTAGAAACAACCTTTATTTCTGATATGCGACTAATCGTTAACGCTAACGTTGCTGTCGTTAAAGGTAAAGTTGAAGACTTAATCAATACTTTTGAATTTGATTTAACAAACAAATACATTGGGGTTGATAATTACTTTAACCAAGTTAAAACAAATAATGTAATCTTAGGAAATAGTATTTCCTTTATGGATTCAACCAATGTAATTGGAAGTTTAACTAAATCTACTGGAAAATCAATACTTTCAATTGATAGACTAGTTATTCAAGCTGGCGGATCAATTGATATGACTGGTACCGGCAATGCAATGGCCGTAAAGAAATTAGGAGTAGGTATGTCATTAGTTAATTTACAAAATGTTGCTCTATTTGCAGATGACGGCTTCTATGTAGGTTCTCCAGGTACTGCAACTCCTGCAAAAACTCAACTTTATGGAGAGACTTTATTGTTGGGCCAAGCAGTTACTCAAAGTACTGATACAGAAGCGGTTCCAAATGTAATTACATTAACTGCTGAATCTACCTACTATCATAAGACTCTAGTTTTAAGTAAGTCAAGTAATCAATTCATTTATCTTACTCTTAGAGCTGGAGATGCAAGTCCTAGTGGAAAACCAGTTTACTTATTCCTAATGGAAGATGCAGCAAACCGCCCAAATCCAGGACAAAGTTTTACTATCATAATTAAAGATTATAAAGATTCAGGCGGAGTAACTGCAGTACCAATGGCAAACTGGGGAGATATTCGTATTGCTCCAGGTTATATTGACGGAACAAATACTCAAGCTTTAATAAATGGTGGAACTCATTCAACTGCTGCAACCTCTGCAAATGCGGTAACCTTTGCACTAGCTAATCAATATATTGAAATGTATAATACCTCAATACAGCCAGATCTTGGTGGATTTTTAAGCTTTGGTGCATCAGTTACATTAACTAAATTCCAAAATTTACCAGCAATTGGAACAGTTACCGATGCAAGATTTGTTATTACCGGATCACACAATATTACACTAGTAAACTAATTTAACTAAATACCTATGGCAGTTGCACCACTAATAAAACCAATACAAACTCAAAAAGGAATGTTTTATACATTCCAGAGTTCTATTGAAGATTTAAGTTTAACCTTTAATAATAATACAAATAAGTTTAAATTTTCTAAATTTGCTCTATTGCGTATTCCAGAAATTGGAATCCCAACCTCTATGACAACTGATAATAAAAGTCAGTTTTTTGCACAAGGTGAAACTCCAATATTTTCAAATCTATCAAATAATGAAAATTTAAACCTAGCAAATAGTTTTCAAAACTATGCGCTTAATCTTGAAAGTCTATTAATTTCCCAAACTTCTTATAAAAGAGAAAAGAAATTAAATGTATCTGAGAGAGTATTTTGGAAATGGTTAAAAGAAACCGGTGCAATTCGTTGGAGAGATTCAAATACTACTGAAGTTATTCAAACTTTACCAGTCGGTGACAGCCGTTGGAGTGAAGACTGGTATGATCCAACCTTAACTACGTATGACCGAGTTGTTAAATATATTGGCGAAATTGATGTAGTAAACTCAGTTCGTAGTAAAGATAATTCTTATAGTGAATTGTATATCCATGTACCAACAAACGTAGGTGCAACTCCAACTGTGCTATTTCAGTCAAAACCTGATGAGAATTACGGACCTGATATGATTATTGTAAATACTCCAGGCGATCCACTTGATCTTGAATATCTTAATGGCAGACACTATAATGATACTCATCCATTTACTGGAATGAGCTTACAAGCTTTTTACGATTTAGATGCAAATATAGTTGACAATTATATTTCAGATACACTAACAGTACAGCCAATTTCTACTGGATTTTGGTGGGGACCTCGCTCTGTTCAAAATGCATATTATACAGATAGAGCAGAATATTTTGGAACACCATATGGTGGAGTACTAACGTCTGCGCCTAAACGTCAAAGAATTTTTAAAGACTACCCAGCCTCATCTAGATCAGTTGAATATATCAGATCTACTCATGATGGTATGACTATTGACTTTAATTTATCAAATTACTTATTAGCTCAACAAAATACAAATATTAAATCATTTGCTCAATTAAATGATAGTTATACAAACAGCGATTTTGAGTTTAACGCAATTCTTGTTTATTATGATGTATACGATCCATCACCAACCGCTGTTGCTGGTACTGAACCGGTTACTGTAACTAATTTGTATGGAGTTTACTTCTTAAATAAAGTAGTTCAAAGCGGTAGTGAACATATCATACCAATGATAACTAAGAATAAGCCAGACACCATTAATAAAACAAATGGAAATGCTTTTGCTTTTAAGATAAACTTAAAATTTGATACATCAATTGAAGACGTAGCTGTTGAAAAATCAGTTAATGACTATAGCACAGTTGCTCTAGAATTATTTTATGATGTATTAACGGAAATGCGATCATTACAAACCAAATTTAATGATAAACTACTTGAACTTGAATCTTTAAAAACCGATGTTGATTTAGCAAAAGATGCGCTACTAAATACTACTTCGTTAACTAGTATTTCTACTAGACTTAGTAATCTTGAAACAACCGTTGCTGCCTCAACTTCTGCTTTTGCTGAAGCTACTTCAATAATGATGTTAATTGACAGTGTAAATAGTAGAATTGATGAACTATTAAGCGGTACGGTTTCATTACAGATAAAATATAACACCGATTCATTTAAACCTGGATATGGTATGGTTTTAGATAAAACTATCCCAGGCCAAATTGTATTTGCCTCAGGCGTTCAAACCTATTCAGTAATTAATGAAGTTGATTTTAGCGTTAATGTACAAGGAGAAAAATATGTAAACTTAGGAATTGGTGGAACCCAAATCCGTCATCTTAAATTAAACGGCTCAGGTAATCCAATACCATTTACTCTTACTAGAAATTTAACTCTATTCATTGATGATTCTGTAAATTCATGGAAATTAGGTCAAACCTTAAGAATTGTTTGTGATTCGCAAATCATTCCGAGTACTTACACAATTACCGTAAAAACAGATTCACAAAATATAACAAATTCACTTTCGTCTTATAATACAATAATTGCACAATTAAATGCGGCAGATTTTCCTACAACATATGGAAGAACTGGTACAACTATTATTGATATTATATGTACAAATGCTAAAACTTTAACGTTTAGCGTAGATAAAATAATAAGATAACTAAATGGCAGCAGACAAATCATCATTAAGCGATTACTTAGCTGAGCTCGGTGTCGATATTAATAATCTTCAAGAATTTTTACTTAAACTTTCTTTAATATTATCAACCAAGTCAGACTCGGTTACAATTAACCAAACTTTACAAGATGGGACAACCGCAAAGTATCTAGTACCATCATTTGGTTACTTAAGCGGCCGTGTTAATAGCATAGAGCAAAAATTCAATGATTTATTAACAGGCAATGCTAATCAATTTGGCGTTAAAGATGCGGAAGGTAATTTAAAAACCTTTGAATTAAAAGACATATCCGCAGTTATTTCTGATTTAGAAAATGTTAGTAATTCTGGAGTTACGTTACCTGCAAACTTTAATTATAAAACAAACTGGTTTTTTGAATCATTTTTAAATCCATTACTCTATATTAATGTAGATACTTCTACAATTACAGCTGACTCAGATATTAATAAATTTGAGGTTAAACGACTAATTATTACAAGTAAAACTCAAGCTAATTTAGATTATTTTGATGCAACATATAAAGGCAAAAATGATTTAGTGTATGCAGATGTAATTAAAGATTTAGGTACTCGAATAATTGACTATTTTGAAGATGAATCTGAGGTTGAATTACCTCCATCTAAAAATACAGTTAGAGGAACCTTTGATATATTACAGGTTTTAGAAGATTCTTCAACTGAACTAATTGGTGGTCAAACCCTAAGTAATGCAATTCGTAGATATAAATTAAATACTCTAAGATACTCAACAATTTCAGGATCAACTACGGTTGACAAATTGTTGGCTGAAGGAGACATATTGCTTGCATCAGATAATTCAGAATTTAAAGTTAAAACAATTGATGCCAATTCAAAAACCGTAATTTTATCGTTAATTTTTGGAACAGCAGGTTTAAAAAAAGGAGCTGCCGAGCTAAGAATAAAACCTCAATTAACTAAAGAATCAATTATTCAAGTAAATTTAGGATATAATGAAAGAAACCTGATTTTCTTACGCCCAATTAGTAATAGGCTTTCAATAACAACTGATCAATACTCTAAAGGGTTTGGAATATTTACTAATGAATTGAATATTACTATGAATAATGGTAATCAATTATCACTAACTGATTTTTATACAACATATGTTTCAGATTTTGGAATGCTTTTCCTAAGTTATGCAAAAGAAAAAAAGCTTCCATCTTCGCTTGGCCAAATTCCAAATAGGGTAGCAATTTCAGCAGATAATTTTAAAGTTATTCAAACTGACCAACATATTCAAGATGCCGATAATACATTAGCCATCAAACAAAAGATTTCAGCAAAGGAACAAGCGGTTGCTCAAATTAGAGAAATCGATACTCAAATTTCGGCAGCTAGAGCTAACTTAAACACAAATGCGTCTTTAAATGAATCACAAAGGTTAAAGTTACAAAAAGATTTATCAACATTTTCTGATACAAGAGCAACGCTAACTAATACTCAACAGAGTTTAATTTCAGATATTACAACTTCGATTAAATCAACTCCAAGTTTTATAACTAATCCAAGCTATAGAGTTAGAGGTTTTTGGGCAATCCCAGAGCCGCTTAGTAGTGCTTATGGAGTTCAACAAGTTGCTCAATTTAAAATAGCATATCGTACACTAAGTAAAACTGGTAATTCAAAAACAGCTGATCAATTAGAATTTGTTGATGCGGCTGGTAATAGAGTAACTGGAGCATTTTCTCCATGGACTGAATATTTATCAAAAGCTAGAACTAAGACATTAAATCCATTAACTGGATTCTATGAATGGGCCGATGAAAATATTTCGGATCCAAATCAAGTTAATGCAAACCAATTAGATATTCCAATTAAAAAAGGCGAAGTTATTGAAATCAGAATAAAAAGTTTGTCTGAAGCTGGTTGGCCTGATTCTCCAGTTGAATCTGACTGGTCTGATACTATTTTAATAGAATTTCCAGCTGGTATTGAAACTGCTGAAGACGCAACTATTGTTTCTCAACAAGCCTTTGCCGACGAAACCAGAATAAATTTCCAATCTGAGTTAAATGCAAAAGGTTTAGATATTCACTTAAGTTCTGCATTCACTACTCGTGATAAATATTTTGCTCATAAATCTGAAGATATTGCAAGCGGCTTTTTTGCTAGTGATGGAAGCGTAGTTGATCTTTATACAAAGGTCAAAAGTATTTCAGATTCAATTAGTGCTGTACAAACATCTTTATCAACTGGAGCAGGCGCTCTATCTGTAAGTATTGTAGACCAATCTGGAAATCAACAAACTATTACTAATGGCCAATCATTGGAATTATTTGCTGGATATTATAAAGATTTAATTAAAGATACTAGCGTTGTCCCAGTAGTATATAATCACGGTAGAGTATTAGCAACTCAATACCTAATTCAATTACAAAACACTTCGCAAACTCCACTACAATTAATTTCTACACTAAATGGAGGACTTGCTGAAATTGCACCATCTACTAATGCCTATACTAATCCAGCGGTTAATTACCATGCCAATTTAAGATATGATAGGGCTCCATTAGTTATCAATAACTCAGTTAGCTCAAGTATTGGTGGATTTGTACAGAAAGACGGGTATCAATCGTCTCAAGTTAGGAGTCAATATATTTACGCAAGATACAAAAGTGTAACTTTAGCAAATTTCCTATATTCTGGAGATAAACAAGGCGGTAGTGCTGGTACACCAAGTACTTATGGAGATGGAGATTTTGCAGGCGTTGTATATTCAGCATCAACTTCCAACTATACGTATGCTGGTATAACTATCGGTTCTACTAAAGTTCCATATTCGTCTGGTCATTATTTACCATTTAATCCAACCACTGCAACTCCGCTATATACTGGAGCGGCTGTTACTAATACAAATATTTGGAATGGTGTAGTTACATCAAATGTCCCAGAAGGTGGAGGCCAAGTTAGTGAATTTTGTATTCATAAAAGCCATCCAAGCATTATTGCTGGTGGATCAGCAAATATTACTTGGAATAACTCAACCTATAATGTGTCTAGACCAACATATTCAGTTGCCGAGACAATTCAAAAATATTTACCATTTAGTCATGCAATTCATTTTGAAACAACTGAGGCTGAATCTCAAAATGTTTTTGGAGCAAATTATTATGAGCAAGCAGTTTATGTAAAACCAGCTTCCGTAATCTTAGGCACGACTGCAGTTAATATGAGAGAAAATCAATATCCTATTAAAATGGGATTTGTAAATAGCGATGAATGGTTAGTTGGAAAATATACATGTGGAGCATATTTGTATATTGCACCACAGTCGCATACTACTATTTCAGTAGACGGCCTTAGCCCAGCCGGCTCTCAAAAAATGTTAGACTTTGGCGCTGAATCCGCTATTAAAATTCCGCTAATTTTTCAATTTAGAGCATCTGATAAATTAGGATATGTCGGCGGATGGAGATCAGCCGTTCCTGCTGGATTAAAAAACGTAAGATACGCTAAGAAATTAGGTATTGATATTTACTCATTAAATTCAGTATTCTCATTTGATGTTTTAGTTAGAACTCAATACGAAAAAGAAACTGCAGTTGTTACTCCAGTTAGCGCTCTAGCAGTTTCATCAACTGGTATTGGTGCTTCTGCTTAAAATAAAAACTAAATAGTGATAGATCAAAATTTAACATATACCCGAATTGCTGAAAGAAATGTTAGTTTTCAATTACTTAGAACTAACCCAAAATTAACAACTAATATAAAATTAACAGTTGATTCAGGTGGTGATTTATGGCTTAACTCAATTAATGCAAATTCTCAATTATCTAGCCAAAAATATAAGAGATTTGCAATTTCTGAAACTTCTAATCATGAAGTTAACTTATACCGATTTTATGATAATGGAAAAACCCCAACCTCAATTTCATATCAGTTAGGCTCAACTATTGGATTAAATGCAATTGCGAAAGATTTAAAAGATCAATATGATTTTGATCTATATACAAGTGGAGCTAAATATTTAACGGATAAGCAATATTCTGAGAAATTTACATATTTTGCACCAATTTATTTAGATAAAGTACTACCTGAAAAATTTGTAATTTTTAAAATACCTGGAGCTTCCAATTATACAGCTGGCGCAGGAAGAGAACTTTACAATAATGGAACTGGTTCAACTCAAAAATTTGCAACTGACTTATTTACAAATGCCGAAGTTATAAAGGTATTTGACCTAAGTGAATCTTCTAAACTTGGAAAATACATACACAATATTTCAAAAAATCCAATGTTTACCCAAAATCCACTTTATGTTAATTATAAAGATGGTGGATATTCAATTTATAGAGGAGCTTCAATTTCTTCAGGTACCTATGTTGAATTACCTGAATTAATTAGTAGTGTACTAAGCCGATCATTACCTTTATTAAAAGTTGAACAATTTGTAACATTAGGTTTTGAAAGAAATAATATAGTTCATCCAAAAATTTTAAATTTAGAATTTTTATTTGACGACATTACTGCAAACCCATATGAGTTTAACCGATATTTTGGAGTTTATTGCAACGATATTGATCTTGAAACTTTTGAATTTGATTTAGCTAAAATGTATGAATTAAGCTTATCTGAAAATACTGCAGATAATGATCAAACATTTTCAACTAATTTTACACAATCTGATGATATTTCATTTACTTTAACTAACTCAACTGGTGTTAAATTACGCGGCTATGGATTATCAAAAAATTTATCAGATATTTATTATAATCGCACAAGTACAAATACTTTATTTTTTCCATATTTAAAAACTAAAAATAATCAAATACATTTAATTAAACCACTATCTTGGAATCAAACAGATACCTTAGTTGATTTTCAATTAGATGATAACCAATTTGATTTAGGCTTAGCATTTGGGCCAACTGACCTAATTACTCAAGAAACTGCTGAATTATCAAAATTAGATACTAAAGCTACAATTCTTATTCAAGTCTTTAATACTCCGCAACACCTAGATAAGCTACGAATATATCATCCAAGCGGATCAATGTTTAGTATAACTGATAGTGGCGGCAAATATGATGAACTTGTTTTTGTATCTGGCTATTTTGTAGATAACGAAAGTTATTCATTATCATATTTATCAAGTGGTGAATCTGTAATATACGTTAATGCAGATAAAGATTTAGAACAAATTGCTCAAGCAATTGTTGATATTGCAAGTGACTTTAAAGATTCCTCAATTACTGGGATACGAATGAATAATCATGCATTTATTCAAACTCAAAGTTATGGAAATACTTTTGGTTCATTAAAAGTTAGATCGTTAGAAGCTGTCTCAATTCTTCCTAAGTTTAAAATAAACGATAAAGTTACCGGTGATTTAGTTTTTGCAGATGGCGGATTTTTAAATAGGCCTCATCCAATTATTGCATTAGGTAATGCAACTAAATTAGCTAATCAATTAGATAATATTGTAGTGAAAACAAATCAAAATTGGTCAAAAATTAGCCGAATTTGTAATTTAGCAGACCCGATTAAAACCGGCCTTTCATTAACTGACCAACTCACCGCAATTACTGATTTTAAAACAAAAGCCTCAATTCAATTAGTCGATAATGAGACAATTAGATTTGATCATGGTAAAATTGAAATAAGAAAAAATTTCAAACCTTCAATTGGAGTATTATCTATATTTGAAACAATGGATTTTAATTTCTCAACATATACTAGTGACTATTCTAGAAATTTATTATTGGACATTTATAAAGATTTTTTTATTCCAGAAAATACACTATTGTTAGATTTTACTAAGTATACATATCAATTAGTTGGTGATGGTACTGTTAATATAAACGGAATAGACTATTCAGATTCAGCTACTTTAATTTGGCAAAATACTTCAACTATATCCAAATATAATGTTAGGTCAAATGGGCCTAGTGGAAAACCTATTTTGATATATGGTTTAAAATTACCAGCCTCGTCTTCTACCAGCAGTAATAGATTAGATATTCCATATTTTGATGAATCGCAAGATGCTTTAAATTATATTGGCCCATTTTCAATAAAGGCAGATCATGTTGCAATTGACCCAACTTTACCAACCTACTCATATCGAGACAAGTTTTTACAAAGTAACTTATCTAGTGAGTATCATGCATATTTAGAAAATTATACAACTGATTTTGCAATAGACGGTCGCGTAATTCCGTATATTACCAAATGGGGAATTACTGACTCAACTGATGTTAGAGATAACTCATATCGACTAAATTCAGATATTCTTTTTGGAAAGGATAATTTTGGGCCATCTCATAGAGAGACCTCGGCTACTCCTGAAAAGCTAACGCATGAATGGTTTTATATTGAATCTGATTTTGGTTATACCAAAGATATTTCACTAGCTAGAAATAATTTTTACTATTTTGATCAACCTTTAATAATTAATGAATTAATTAATTCGGATACATATTTTAATAATTACTTTACATATCTTCCAACAATTGATGGACAGTATAATTCTATCAATAACTTAGAATACTCATCAACTGATAATATTCAAGTAGGACGACCTCAATATCGATATTCATTATTATCTAAAAACGAATTTAGTAAACAATATGAAACTGTTTTTAAAGGTTCGCTATTTAGATTTTATGAATTATCTACTAGCCAAACACCAGTTTTAAATTCAACCCGATTTGAAGATTACAAATTCACAGTATTACTAAAACCAATTAAAGAAGAACCAAATTTAGTTAAACAGCCAGTTAAATATAGAGTAATTGAAAACACCAATTCCAAATCAATAACCGTATTAATTGAATTAGCGCTAGGATATAAGTCACAACTTAATAATTCAATATTTTTAGAAGGTTGGATTAACGGAAGTGAAAGTGCAATTAGTCAATCTACTTTATTTAGCGGTTCGCTTAAATCAGAACCACTTACTTATAATATTGACGTAGATAGCACGGCAATTTCTTTAGCCACTTACCAAAATCAAATCTCTGGGCTTTCACTAGTTCCAGGATTAGAATTAGGTCAAACTATTCATATTACATATATTGAACCTGTAACTAATCGTACCCTATCAACCATTATTGCAACGCCTGGGTCAGATGTATATAATGCAATTCAATTAGAAAAAATTGCGTCTGGAGATAAATTGGGACCTAGAGTATATGCAAAAGTTCAAAAAAATGCGTCAATGATTTTATCAACAGGTTCATATAGTTGCTCTACTATTACTGCCTATTTTGAAGATATTTGGGAAAATGGAAATCCTGATTTACCAATAAGTTCTGGTCAAATTTATGAACAAACAAATTATGCACCAGTTATTCCAGGACCTCCTTCTGCCGCTGAGTTTAATTCAAGCACAACTAATTTAATAATTAGCAATACCTCAATGACCGATCCAAGTAATCAGTACTTTAGTGATTCGATTGGATCTGATCAATCTTCAAAGCTTGATAAATTATTTAGCACAGCAGCCCTTCCAAGATTTAGTTTAGCTACCAGAACCGGTGGGTATTATGAAATATTCTTTAATATAGTTTCACAAAATACTCCAGCTGACGCTAATACTTATGATATTAATGTAGTACATTCATCTGGTATCCTTAGCTCAGCTCCAGGTTCGCCTGCGTATGAGGAGCCTTTAATATTTAAAGCGGACTGGTTTATTCCAGAATATACTGATTCAAATTCTCTTGCCGCTGCTAATTTTACCGTTGAAAATTCGGTAGCATATTATGATTCAATGCTTGGTGATTATCGAATAGAATTTAATGAAAACTCTGTGTCAAACCTAACTCACTCATTTTTATATTATGCAAAGAGTAAAAAATATAATAATAAAATAGATGCATATTCTACAATTAAATTATCTAGAGGAGTTAATTTATCAAGTAGCGGAATTTATGTAAATTTATCACTGATACCTGAATATGCTGAAACCTTACCGCTAATTGGACTTGAATCTTATGATACTTCAGCTGATTCTGAAATTAATCAAATTAGTACAGGTTTTGCACCATTGTATATTATTAAACCTGGAGAAAAAAGTATATTAGTACAAAGAGCTATTGGCGCGCCATTAACAGTAGATGCCTTATCATCAAGCTCTTACAATGATGGAATTTCTGGAGCATTTCAAAATGTTATTAATTTTATTGGATTCGGCCCAGCCTTATCATTAGTTAATCCGTTACCTAATGCATTAGGCGATATTCCAAGTTTTACATATACTGAACAAAGTTTACCAAGCGGAATTACCTTAGATTGGATTGATAATGCAAATCAATTTCAAATATTTGGAGGTATTAATTATTTTCAAAAAGTATTTGAAAATTTATCATTTGCAAAATTCTTTCAATTACTTGATAAAAACCAGGATGCAATAAGTTGGGAATCATATACTAATGGCATTCTAACTAATTATAAAACACTATCTATTGAAATACTTGATGCCGATACCATTAGTAAATCAACAGTTATTAGTATTACACCAGATCAAGTAACAGAAGGCCGTATTAATACAACCGCTGGTTATTCATTAACTGAACGACCTTCTAAACCGTATGAAGTTAACCGATATTCTGCAGAATATGAAATAATTACAAAACCAGTTGCCGGTTTTAAATATAATTTTTCAATAAATTCAAATAGCTTACCTGGAGCAAATATTTGTTTTAACCCAGAAGTTGATAATTTCTTTATTATTCCAGATTTTGAATATGTTAAATACTCAACACAAAATATTCTATCCCTTGAAAATAGTCAAAATTATTCAGCCGTTTATCCATTAATTAATGAGACCCCAATTTCTCGTACAAACTTTAATAGTTTAGCATCAAGTTGGGATTATAATTATCATTTTGAATCATTAAATAAGAGTGAATCGACTGGTGTTGCTGGCAGTAAAAGAGTTGTTGAAGACTATTCGTTTATTTCAAAATTAATAAATCTGCCAAATGAATTTTTAATTGAAGATTTTACATCAATTGAACTTACTCAAAGCCTCTTCAATATCTCACAAGCTGCTGAAGCTGATATTGTATACGCTAATTATCCAGAACAAGTTAAATTTAAAATTAACACAGCCTCTTTAATTACTAAACACTTATCAAATAACGGATTACGTTCAGAATTCCAAAAGTTTTTTAAATATGAGGACGGTTCTCAAATTAGCCTAGACTCTGACTTTTTAGGAGAATTAACCTTTGAAGAGTTTCTTTCTCAATACTGCCTACTTAATTTAATTAAATTATATAGAGTAGACAATTTTGAATTCTATGAATTGGATGATAGAACGATTCAGGGTAACTTAGTTGAATTTAATCAGGTCAGTTACAATTCACTTAATAACTTAGGTTATGACTTAATCAAGAATATTAGAATAAATAATACCAAATCAAGAGTAGTAGAGGGTTCTATCCTATTAAAACCTAATACTGGAGTTAAATTGGTTCCAAAAATAAAAATTAAATTCATTTAATGTCAGTAGTCATAAACCTTAAGGAAATATTCTCAACAGACAGTCAAATTGACGTCTCTAGTAAAGTAAATTTTAACTTTAATCAACTAATTGCACTTGGTTTTGGTCAAATCGGGCTAACTGGTAACCCCGGTATACAAGGCCCAGCTGGCCCAATTGGTCCAGACGGAATTCAAGGTCCAATCGGCACTGTTATTTTTGGAGATACTCCAAGCTCAACCACTGCGCCAGCAAGTCCTCCAAGTGGAATGGTTACTGGCGATCTATTAATTACGTCAGACTCAATTATCCGAAAAATAGTTTCAGGCACGGGCTGGGAAAAACTAACTGATTTTAATTCTCTAGTGGTAAGCGCCTTAGGTTCAAATGCTTCGCCATTTGTTAAATTAACCGGAACCTCTAGAATAATTAAACCTAGAATTACATCAGGGTTGGATTTAACTAATGCTAGTAGCCCTGCCCCAAATTACCAAACTCCTGGATTGGGCACAAATAACCAAACAGTTCTCTATAATTTTAATGAACTTAATACAAGTTCAGTAATTATAAATGGGTCAGGTAATATTGTAATTAGCTCAAATGGTTCAAGTACAGTTTCATTTGATGCAACAAGTGGCGGTATTAATCTTACTACTAATTTAATTACCGGATTAAGTGTATCTGGCCACGGATTAGTTAATAAACAGTATATTACATATTCAGCCGGAACTGGAACAGTAGTTGGCGGATTAACTAATTATTCAGGATACTATGTGCTATACGTTGATGACTACACTTTTAAATTATGCGATACTGAATTAGACGTTGATAATAATAACCCAAAAGACCTTACTAGTTATGGTACTGGAACTCAAACTATATTAACATATCCTTCAACTGCTGAAAAAATATTTCCAGCAACTGCAAACTTATCACTGTATTCGGTATTTGGAAGCGCTGCTACTCAAGCAAAAGAATTTGCAAGTACAGCCAAAGGATACAGACATCAACTTGAATTAGGATCAGTTGATGCATTACCTACTGCATATAGCGGAATTGCCGGTACAACTTATGTAATTAGTCCAAGTTTCGAAAATTTAAAGGTCAAAAAATACCGAGTAGGTAGTTATAGCGGAAGTGAAGATTATCCTGGAACATATTATCTAAGAGCTGAATACGATCTATCCTCAGCTGGTGGAACTACAGCTGAATCATTTTCTCCAAGAAGAAATAGTGAGCAAATTTGGAAAATCAATAAGATTGCAACCACTCAAGCCTCAGGTCAAACCTTTGAGCTTAAATTAACCAATTCAAATTTATTAGCAGTTAACGAAAGCGGTAGCGGAGTTAGCGTTGACGGTTTATTATTAAAGCGTGGAGTATTAGATGGAGGTGGAGGTTCTGGGTATATTGGATTTGGATTTGACCCAAGCGATGCAACTAAAGCTAAACTCGATGCGTCCAGCGGAATTACTAAATTTTCATTTGATGGAGTCAAGCTTGAATTAAAAAACGGAACAGATTTTGCAACATTTGAAATAGATACAGCAATCTTTGATGGAGATCCGTGTTTATTAATTACTTCACCGTTTAATAAAGTTGAATCGGTTACTGGAGCATCATATGAAACAATTAGCAGTGTTAAAGTAGAAACAATCAGTGGTAGTAAAACTGAAACCATTGGCGGTAGTAAAACTGAAACTATTACTGGTAATAAAAGTGTTACTTCTGCTGCTTCAACTCATACTGTTTCAACTGGTAATAACTATACAATCACAACAGTTAATGGAAATATCCAATTAACTTCAACTGATTCTAGTAAATTTATTGCACTAAATAACGCAATTAAAGTACAAGCAAATCGTCTTGCACAAGGTCTACCTTTTCCAACCACTCAAGTTCCATCAGCTGATGCGAATACTCTTGATGATTATGAAGAAGGAACTTGGGGAGGAGCTGGTAATTCAAGTTTATTATATGTTAGCCGAACTTGGAACGTCGTATCAGGTATCCTTGGTTACCAAGACAGTGGCTGGCTTGATGTAACTAGCGAATATGTGTCAGGAACATCAAGTGCAATTGCTGAAAAATCTAATCAATATACTAAAATTGGAAATCTAGTAACATTTACTGTAAACTATCTTGTCAATATTGAGTACATTTACTTAGCCACTGGCGCTGCGCCATTACCAATTGATATTGGCGGTGGAGGCGGTGGTGCCACTAGCACGTATGCTGGAGATTCCTTTGAAGCTCCATTAGGTATTAGATTGCCATTCCCTCCCAAAGCAAATTCCCCAATCAATGCGCGAGGGATTGTCTTAGGGGATTCTGCCGCCATTGGAAGTATTGAAGTAGCCCAAATTGGCGACGCTGATCCAGCCGGTTATCATATTGCTGCATTATCGTGGCTTGACGCTGATGGCCTTTCATCAGCGTTGAGTCCATATACTCCAGGGGCTGCAGTTTCAATAGGTCTAGGTGGGTCTCCAAGTCCAACTATTCAACTTCAAATGGCAATCACCATTAGCTATTTTGCAGCCGATTAAACTTTAAGTTTAAATGGAATCGGTTTCTTTTTTTCAAGTAGTCGATTACAGTCTAGTAAGACATTTGCATCAAAGCCGTGGCTTGGATTCATTATTTTATTTAGTAGAATAATATCTTTAGTTAAGGATATTCCATCAGATAAAACAACATGATCCGTGCCGGAAACTACAATAACATTTTTCTCAGGTTGAAAATCATTAAGCCCAGGTTTTTCAGTAAGCAATCTATCTCTAAATTCGCTATTCTTAAGCCCAGGTAAAGTCAACACAGCCTTTCGGCTAATTGAATAGCCTAAACTGCGATTACTTTTTGTATTTAAGGTATAAATTTCATAACGATCTAATTTAGTAGACTTACAAACAATATAGATCTTTTCCTGTTTATGGATATTTGTATTATTAAAATGAAAGTGCAAATTTTCAAGAACTGGAATCTGTTTTTCTAAATACTTTTGCATTACCTCAGATAGGATTTTAGATCCCATTTTCATGATTGCCTTACCATTAGAGTCATCCGATTGGGCAAGTTGAGTTACCACATCCATTAAATGAGAGTGAGCCCTAACCACATTCAAATGTGAATCGTAGACTTTTTTATCTGCGATTATTGTATTAATATTTAGATAATGAAAAACAATTTCGTAAAAGTTTAGAAAGTCATCCTGTAAATTAGTGAGATACTTTTTTTGTGCGTCTAGTAAGACGTACGTATAGTATTCAAGATCAACAAAGTTAGCCTGACATAGCCACATTGGGTCTAGTACAAGCTTCGGGTTTAGAGGTTTCATTGATACCCCGATTTTATTATTATTTATTTTGGGTAAAGACGTAATACTCTGCGATAAATAACAAAAAGATCAAATTAATGCAAGTAATCGCTTACAAGATCATTCCGGAGCCAGATAAGAACTCGGTCACCTACAGTAAAAATTATAGAATTTTTTCTGCAGCTGAACCTATCCCTGGGGCTGTGAAAATTGTAGGTTTTAGTGAATCCGTTGACCTGGGTTCGGCTTTGCCCCAATATTTGATTCGTAAGTTTAGATATTCATTTGATATGGGCAATTGGTCACTATGGTATGAACTAGATCCAGCTGATTTAACTAATATTGAAGACTTGTTATTTAATGAAGCTGATGTATTTTTTGAAGTCAAATATGAATATGACGATACTACCTATAATTCATTAGCTACTGCATTAACTGTTAATTTTGTAAAATTTAATATTCAAAGTACCAGTGTCTCTGAATCTTTATATACTCCAACTGTGTATTGCTCATCTGAACGTTGCCCAGCAATTGTTGCTGAGCGCGAAGCCTCATTTAAACCATATGAAGTTGGAACTGCAATTGGAATTGCCAAAGAATTAAGTTATCAAACTACTAAAATCTTTGGGCATGAAGTTGTCTATTTTAAAACTGAACCAGACCGTACTGGCGGAGATTTTATATTTAAGGAATGGACACTATTTGAAACAGTTGACCGTAAATGCGTAAAAGTTGTTGTACCCAATAATACTTTTCCAGATAATAAGCCCCAATTTACTGAATTTGGAATTGATTTTGAAGTTCCGTTTGAAATTCATATTGACCATGTATACTTTCAGTCAATATTTGGACCAGGTACCCAACCTCGTAAAAGAGACTATATGTACTTTCCATTAACTAATCGAATGTATGAAATTCAAGGTTCATATCTGTATCGTGGATTTATGATGGAGCCATTATATTGGAAAATACAGTTAACTAAATTTCATCCAAACATTGATATGTTAATGAAAGCTGGTGATCGTGTATTCCTAGACAATATTATTATTTCTAGTGATCAGCTTTTTGGTAAACAGGCAGAGGTTCAGAAAAAAGATGCTCTTGATAAACAGCAATATAAAACAATTTCCAATAGGTTTGATGAAACACGTAGATCGTTACATCCTGACTTAACTAACCGAATATTAGATCACACATTTAATTATTCTCCATTAATTGAGTATTACTATGATATGAGCGGCGTAAAACAGGTGATTGCAAATTATACAATTGCATCAAACGGAAATTCGGAAGATCAATACTTAACCCCTGATGCTCCATATTCAGTTTATGCATATGAAGGTAGTAATATATTTAGTGCATGGCAACGTCGCCAGCTAAATACTGGAGATACTAATATTGGGACGTCAAGCCAAGCTACTGTTAAAATGGACGGGCCTAAGGATTCATACACTGCTCTTGGTAAATATGTAGTAGTTGAAGGTTATAAAAATTTGGCACTAAACCCAACCAAGCGCCAATCAATTACAGTTAATGCAGGTGGAGCTCTTCAATTTAAACAGTCAGAGCATGCGGTTGTATATAAAGCAGTTGCCTCAACTGATAATACTCCAAATATGACATTTAGTGCCTTAATTAAATTTAATAGGGGCACCCAGGATATCCGAATATTGGATGGATATGATAACTTATTAAGTAAAGGATTAAGAGTAACCTGTTCACTCGTAGATAATAGTGGAATACCATATTCAACCTTCTACGTACAAATTAATGGTAGCTCTTATACTTTTATTGTTGGTGATTTAGCCTATGATAAATGGTATTCATTAATTGTGCCAGTATCATCGCAATATGGACAATTACAACTTAACCTATATTCGTTTGGTCAAGATCCAGCAAATATCAAGAATTTTAATAGTTTAGTTAGTGTATATACAGGATCAGCTAATCCTGGAAACTTTACATTTGTGACTGACCAAAATTGGGCACTACCATCCGCAAATTATTCAATTGCAAATATCCGATTGTTTAATACAATGGTTCAGCCAGAAGATCATGAATTTATAGTAAGTCAATTATTCATACGAGACGAGTCTCTACTTGAACTAATTGATAATGCTCGACCTAGATTAAATGTACCATTTATTGCAATAAACAGTTAACAACACATATGTATAAAGATTTAACAAAAAGCCAGCTATTCGATAATGTAAAATTAGGATTTGAATTTGAATTCTTTTCTCCAATTTTACGTGCGGAATTAGCTGAGAAATTAACAACCATTTTAGGTAAAAAGGTAATTAGCACCAATGAGTATGGTTCAGATATTCCAGTAAGCTATGATACTTTTAAAATTGAACCTGATTTTTCAGGTGGATTTAAAATGAATGAGCTAATTACTGGCGTAATGCCGTATAATGAAGCAATTCACGTATTATATAAAGTCTTAAATTTCATTGATGAAAACGGCTTTACTACTGAAAGAACTGGATTACACATAAACCTGTCATTAAATGAATTTGATCTTGGGCTAAATGAGCGTCTGCAAAATCTAAATGTATTTAAGTATATTCTAGGTCTTAACGAAGAGAAAATATTTGAATTATGGCCATCTGCTAAATCAAGAATTCA